GTTTAATACTCTTATTATACCTTGTTTAATACTCTTATTATACCTTGTTTAATACTCTTATTATACCTTGTTTAATACTCTTATTATACCTTGTTTAATACTCTTATTATACCTTGTTTAATACTCTTATTATACCTTGTTTAATACTCTATTTTCTTGTCGTCTAAGGCGGTATAAGAATACCACAGCACTGTATAATTGTCAATACCCCCAGTAAAACCTACATATTTCCCACATAAATCACATAAATCACATAGATTTGAAATTATTATAAATAATAACATCTAAGATATTCATAGAGCAGCACTTGAACTCTCCTACGGGACCAAGAGGTAACAATCTGACAGGGTAGACGAGATACTTTATATAATAACAAGAGGGAGTTAGTACGCGGTCTCCGGCTCAATAAAATCGTTGGTATAACAAGGTTATATCAGTAATCAGTCTAAGTGATAACAATACAGTTGTAGTTAATAAAGCAAAAGACCCCCTTAGTGGTCTGATAGAAACTCTTTTCTAAAATCATATAGAATAGAGTGATTTTGTTGTATCATCATATATTCCTTTACGATTGACATACACAATAAATTGTGCTATTGTTCGTCATGTAATACTTCGTGTATTACATTTTACATTTCACAATTCACTTCGTTATTATGTCAGTAAATATCTCATAAACTTCGTTATTCAATTATACCGAGGTTTTACTTCGTGTATCTTCAAGTAATTTATATACTTACTTCGTTATACTGACAAATACTTAGTATTGGATTACAATGAAAGATTGGTCTTTAATGGTTAGATATCAAATAACAAAAAGTATCATACCCTAGGGGGGTATAGTAATTCTAATCAATCGGAGCAGTTAACACTTCGTGTATGTTATCCATAAGGTATTCTAATGCCCCTCACAGTTTGTGTTAGTATTAGAAAATATTATTATATCTAACAGTCCATTCTTAATTATCACATACCCTAGGGGGGTATGGTAATTCTAATCAAACAGTAGTGTGTATAAACTAGCACGAACACTTCGTTATTACAATTAAACAGTGGTGTTTAATTGTAATTGACAGTTATATTGTATTGTTGATGATTGTTATTATAAACCGTTGGTGGTTATAAAAACGCGGGTCCCTTGTAAGCTATAAACCTTCACCTGAGAGAGTGTTAATATCAAAGACATTAAAAAAATTTTTCAGATTACAAAATCAACTAAAAAACCATTTTAGTATAAAAAAATTTTACAAGTAAAAAATCAAATTAAATATATAAAACTCAGGGCACAAACAACAAGAGAATTATGAAATTAGAGTTCGACGAATATGAGAGAGATATTCTCATAGAAACCATTCAACATAGGTTAGAGACAGATGAGGATTTAATTCTCTCAGAGAGTAGAAAGGACGAAATACAAGAACTACTTCGTAAAATAGAAGAAGATGAATACTTATGATGTATCAGTAAAGGGAAGAAAAGTTTTAACCGAGGTTGCATCACATAAACTTGAAGATGAATTAAAAATACTTCGAGGGATAGTATGGACCACGGGTGGATCTAATGAAGATATACAAGTCACAATAAATAATCCAACCACTACTTGACTTGGGGTGGTATAATATATTAGTAATACGAAAAAGAAAATTTATGGCAAAAGGATTTACAGTAAAAGCAAAGGCACCTGAGGTAGCAAAATCTTCCGAGGGTGATTTCAATTTAGCAGAAGCAAAGGAAAGAATTCGAGGGAAGTCAATAGTATTTTGTCTTCCTGGTCGTGGGGTATCATATACTTATTTGAAAAGTTTTGTTCAATTATGTTTTGATATAGTACAATCAGGAGCAAGCATTCAGATTTCACAAGATTATTCATCGATGGTAAATTTTGCCCGATGTAAGTGTTTAGGAGCAAATGTTCTCAGAGGACCTAAGCAGAAACCTTGGGATGGGAAATTACAGTATGATTATCAATTATGGATTGATAGTGATATTGTATTTGATACCGAGAAGTTTTATCGTCTTGTAGCTATGGATAAAGACATTGCAGCAGGATGGTATTGTACAGAAGATGGACACACTACTTCAGTTGCTCATTGGTTGGAAGAAGAGGATTTTAGAGGTAATGGAGGAGTAATGAATCATGAAACCTTAGATAGTATTCAGAAGAGACGGAAGCCATTTACAGTAGATTATACTGGATTTGGATGGGTACTTATTAAGAATGGTGTATTTGAGAATCTAGAATATCCTTGGTTTGCACCTAAGATGCAAGTCTTTGAATCTGGTGAGGTTCAAGATATGTGTGGAGAGGATGTATCATTCTGTTTAGATGCAAAGGATGCAGGATATGAAATTTGGTGTGACCCACAGATTCGTGTAGGACATGAGAAGACTAGAGTACTTTGAAGTTGTTACACAATTTAATATGAGTATTATCGTCTAAACGAAATATATCTCATTATATCTTGTTATAATTTCAAATAATGTTAAAAGATATAACTTTGAAATTATTCAAACTACTGATATAATACTTAGATAAATCTCTAAGGAATTTCGAAAGAGTTTTCTTAGAGATTTTCTATTATGAGATTTATGTGCGTTCTTATGAACCTTATGAACCTTATGAACCTTATGAACCTTATGAACCTTATGAACCTTATGTGCGTTCCTAACCTTAAAACACTGGAGAAGACAAATGAACAAAAAGGGATTAAAACTTGATATTATTACAAAGAATACTAGGCAAGGTAGTGGTAAGAATACTAAATATGCATCAACTAGTAGAAACAAATCGAGAAAAAAATATAGAGGTCAAGGACGATAGCAATATTTAAATCTAACTATTAAAATATGAACCCATCTTAACTAGATGGGTTTTTTTAATTAAATAAATAACAAATATAGGAGTTTTATGTAAATTGGATAAATTCTCAATGGGGACTCATCTACTATTAGAAATATATGATGTTGATCATACACTTCTAAATTTACCATCCCCACTGCTAAGAGTACTGCATGATAGTATTACTCGTGCTAAAATGACAATTTTGAATACTTTTATTCATAGTTTTGATCCTCAAGGATTAACTATAGTAATTGTTCTTTCAGAAAGTCATTGCTCTTTACATTCTTGGCCTGAACGTGGATGTGTAGCAATTGATGTATATACTTGTGGAGAAGGTAATCCAAAAATTATTGCAATTGAATTGTTAAAGTATTTCAATTCGAATAATTATCATCTTAGAGAATTAGAAAGATAGATAGTGTAAGGAGATGGAACCTCCTTTTCTAAAAGTTCTTAATATAGAACCTATTAAGAGAGATTACAATGGCAAATTTACCCGTAGATAGAGATTCAAATTACATGAAGAGTATGTGGGGAACCACTAGACTAATAACTGATTATTATACAGATGATAAGAAAGTTATTCAGGAAGTTTTACATGATCTTGCTCCTCCTCATAAATTATATAAACAGAATGAACTTCATGAAAAAATTCGTAATGATGTAGATTATGATGATTGGGAATATGGTACTGAACCAGTTTATAATATTAACACTAAATCAGATAAAACTACAATAATAATGTAAATAAATATTATTGATTCAACTCAATTATAAATAATGGCACTTCGGATCTCAAGATCTTTTAAAGATATTAGTTTATCTTTTACTAGACATCCAATTACAAATGATATTTCTATCTTGAAAAATGAAGATGCCATTAAAAAATCAGTTATGAATTTGGTGAAAACACAACTAGGTGAAAGATTTTTTAATAGTATATTGGGATCTTCAGTATCGAATTCACTTTTCGAATTACATTCAGATGAGATCTCTATTATTTTAGATACTGAGATTAAAACTTTATTAGAAAATTTTGAATCTAGAGTTAAATTACTTGAATTTAGTATTACTTCCACTGAAGATGCACATGAGTTAGAAGTTTATATCTCATATGAGATTATTGGACAACCAATTCCTACTCAAAATATAGAGTTTATTTTACAGCCAACTAGAGTTTAATAATGTCTCTCAATCAATTTACAAATTTAGATTTTAATAATCTAAAAACTCAACTTAAAGATTATTTAAGATCTAATAGTAATTTCACTGATTTTGATTTTGAAGGTTCAAATTTCTCTGTGCTGGTTGATATATTAGCATATAATAGTTACATAAATTCATTTAATGCCAATATGGCAGTCAATGAATCTTTTTTAGATAGTGCAACTTTAAGAGAAAATGTAGTTTCATTAGTTAGGAATATTGGATATGTTCCTAGATCTAAACGATCTGCAGTTGCAAAAGTTTCTTTTACAGTTGATGTATCTACATTTGAATATAGACCTAAGACGATTACACTCAAATCTGGAGTTGTAGCATTAGGTTCAGTTCAAAATGGAAATTATATATTTTCAATTCCCGATGATATTGTACAGAAAGTAGATAATGATGGTATTGCTTATTTTACAGATATTTCAATATATGAGGGATCACTACTAACAAAGACTTTTGTAGTGGATAATACAAATCCTAGGCAGACATTTATACTTCCAAATCCAAGTATTGATACTACAACAATTAGAGTTTCGGTTACAGGAACATCTAAAGAAAAGTATGAATTATATCAAAATATATTTAAAGTAGATTCAAATTCAAAATTATTTTTAATTCAAGAAATTGAAGATGAAAAATATCAAATTCTTTTTGGTGATAATATTATAGGTAAAAAACCAATAAATGGAAGTTCAATATTAACTTCATATATTGTAACCAATGGTGCTTCTGCAAATGGTGCATATAGATTCACTTTTTCAGGAATATTGAAAGATAATACTGACACAACCGTAACTAGTGGAATATCCATACTGCAGACATTATCTTCAGCAGCAAATGGAGATGATATTGAATCCACAGAATCTGTTAAATATCTTGCACCTAGAGTATATTCATCACAATATAGAGCAGTAACTGCAAATGATTATAAAGGACTTATACCATTCTTATTCTCAAATGTAGAGTCTGTTGTTGCATATGGAGGAGAGGAATTAAATCCTCCAGAATATGGAAAGGTATATATTGCAATTAAACCTAGACAAGGATATTTCATTTCAGAGATTACTAAAACAGATATTAAGAGAAAATTAAAAGATTACTCTATTGCAGGAATTAAACCTGAAATAGTTGATTTAAAATATCTATATGTAGAGTTAGATATTACTGCATATTATAATTCAAATCTAACATCATCTTCGGCAAATGTTATAACTAAGGTTCGCAATACTATAGACGCATATAGCAATTCAACTGATGTAAATAGTTTTGCAGGAAGATTTAAATATAGTAAAGTTTGTGGATTAATTGATAATTCAGATATATCAATCACATCAAACATAACAAAAGTTAAAATGAGAAGAAATCTAATACCAACTTTAAATAAAGTTGCAATATATGAATTATGTTTTGGAAATGAATTTCATGTATCTAAGAAAAATTCAATCGATGGTAATGGATACAATATTAAGTCAAGTGGATTTACAATTGATGGAAATCTCAATACTCTGTATATGAGTGATGTACCAATAAATAGTACTACTGGAACAGTATTCTTTTTTAAACTTGAAGGTGGAATTCCAGTAACAGTAATTGCAAATGCAGGAACTGTTTATTATCCAAATGGTGAGATTATATTAAATGCAATAACATTTACAAGTTCTGTAAGAGAAAATGGAATTGAAGTTCAGGCAATTCCTGAGTCAAATGATGTCATTGGAACTAAGGATACATACTTAGAAATAGATAATTCAAATATTAATATAACTACTATTGAAGATATCATATCATCCGGAGAAAATCTAGCCGCAACTAGATATATCACAACATCAAGTTACACTAACGAAAATTATATAAGATAATATGTCAGATATCCAAAAGGTAAAAATTTCAAATATTATTGAAAATCAGATACCAAGTTTTCTAAATGAAGATTCACCGTTGTTTAGAGAATTTCTAGAGCAATATTATATTTCATTGGAACATGAAACTGGCACATTTGATGTAATAACTAATCTTCCACAATATAAAAGTATTAGTAATTTTAATACTATAACTATTGGAGGGTCATTATTCATTAAAAGTACAAGTGCGACTTTAGATCCATCTACTCCAAATACTATAGTTGGAATTGATACATCTAAACTTACACTGAATGATATTATAGAACCTATAGATTCTTACATACTTCCAAATACAGCTATATCTTCTATTGGGGATAATTCTATAGAAATTAGTAGGAATCATTTAGTTTCTTCTGAAATTTCTACTATAGAGATTGGAGTAGTTACACAATACTGCAAATTAACTTCAAATGTTAGTGCTTTTGATACAGTTATAAATGTGAATACTACTGTAGGATTCCCCGATACCTATGGATTGCTTAAAATTGATGATGAAATAATTACCTATAAAGGAAAAACTGATACTTCTTTTACAGAATGTGTAAGAGGTTTTAGTGGAATATCAAATCTACAAAAAACATTATCTACAGAAGAACTTGAGTTCAACTCAACTTCTACCTCCGATCATTTACAAATTTCAAGTTCAACAAATCTTCCAAATCAAGTAATAAATTTAAATATAGAATTTTATCAAAAATTATTTGAAAAATTTAAATATCAATTTCTACCTGGATTTGAAAATAGAGAATTTTATCCAGATTTAAATTTACAAAATATATTATCAAAAGCAAAAGACTTTTATATTTCAAAAGGAACTGATATTTCTTTTAAAATTTTATTCAATATTCTTTTTGGTAAGCAAGTAACAGTAATAAAACCTCAAGATTATCTGTTTAGAACATCAGATAATTTATATTTCAAGACTAAAAATATTTTAGTCAAACATATTGATGGAAATTTAGATTTATCTAAAATAAAAGGAAAAACTCTATATCAAGATATATCCACCACAGAAATTGCTAGTGGATCAATTTACAATATAGAAGTTAGACCTACAGATGATGGGCAGATTTATGAAATTTCATTAGATTACTCATCTACAATCTCTAATTTTAATGTAACTGGAACCACTTATATTTCAGAAAATGTCAGCACTAATTCAAATGTATTAACTGTAGATTCTACTGTTGGATTTTCTAAATCAGGAACAGTTTTAATTTATTCTGAGGATTTATCTTACACAAAAACATTAACTTATACTGACAAAACTAATAATCAATTCTTAGGTGTATCTGGAATTGATATACCATTAAAGTATAATTATAAAGTTATATATAATGATTTTGCATATTTGTATGATGATAATTCAGAAAAAGTAACATTCCAAATTATCACTGTAATTACTGATATTAATGTTTCTCCATCTTCAAATTTAAGAGTTGGTGATAAAGTATCACTTCTAGGAATTGGGAAAGATCTATCCGATATTAATGAATTCAATACTTGGATTTATAATATTCCTGTAACTCATAATATAAAAAAAGTTATTAAAATTGCACCAACAATCTGGGAAATTTCATTTTATGATGACATACAATTCTATTATGATGACAGTGTTATATTAACTAATCCAGATGATGTTAATGATACTGAAATAAAGTTGAATATATCTCCTAAAAATTTAAATACAATCTTAGTTTCCACTGGATTAGATATTTCCAGTAAAACATTGGTTAAAAAAGTTATCAGAAAGGGTTCAACTAATTATAATAAATTTTCAGAAATTAATTCATATACTGCAAATATTCAAAATGCGTATATTGATAATAGTTCGAATAATATGTATGTAATGTCATCTGGAATTCCAGATTATGAAATACTAAGTCGTGAGAAATTAGTATATTTAACTACAGATGCATCTCCCACAGGACTAACTAATATAATCAATACTGTTGATGAAAATGGAGTTGAATGTAGACATTATTTTTATAATGGTGAGCAAGTAAAATTCATTCCATCATCTAATTCTAAAATAGGTCTATCTACCGGTACATATTACATTAAAATTATTGGAAGTTATCCAGACAGTAAGCAGATAAGTTTAACATATAGTCAATCACAACTATTTAATGAGAATTACATAGATTTAATTTCTAGTACTGGAGTATCTTCTAGTGGATATATTGTAAAGAAAAATTATGAAAATAAAATATTAAAGCATCAGAAATTATTCAAAAAAATTAATTTAGTCAAAAATAATATAAACTATCAAAGTAAAACCGAAAGATCTATCAATAATAGAGAAGTTGGTATATTGGTTAATGGTATAGAATTATACTCTCCTACATTATATGATGAAAATATTTACTATGGAGCATTAGATTCAGTTTTTATATCAGATTCTGGTTCAAATTATGATGTAATCAACAAACCAAATGTAGAAATATTAGATTTAGATAAAAATTTAAATCCCATAGGATCTGGAGCAGATATTATTCTAAATGTATCTGGATCTATAGAACGAGTTGAAGTAACTACTCCCGGTTACAATTATGTTTTACCACCAGATATAACCTTAGTTGGAGGGAATGGATCTGGTGCAATATTAGAATCCAATTTAGTTTCGTCAAATGTAATTTCTGGATTTAGGGGTGATGCTGATGGCATTAATGTTAATGAAATAACTTTCATTGATAATCATAATTTCAATAATGGAGAAGAGGTAGTATATGATTCAAACTCAAATTCAAACATATCACCACTATCACATAATTCAAGATACTTTGTAGGTGTTATTTCGAATAAAGTAGTTCAATTATACAATAATAATAATGTTGGTATTAATACCATAAATTTTGTTGGATTTAGTTCTGGATTCCATTATTTCAAATCAGTTTTAAGTAGAAATACTGTTAGTGAAATTAAAGTTATATCTAAAGGTGTAGATTATGCAAATAAATCAGTAGTAGTTCCATCCATATTATCTTATAATAATGAAGATAATGGAATTAATACTTTTGATGATTATATTTTTGCAAAAAATCATAATTTTAAAAGTGGAGATGATATTGTATATTCTACAACTGGAACTGCAATTGTTGGTTTAGCAACAACCACAACTTATATTTCAACAGTATTGGACAATGACAGATTTAAGTTATCTGAAGTAGGAATAGGAATAACTTATAAATCTAATTATGAAAATAAAAAATATGTAAAGTTACAAACTCTAGGTACTGAAGAACATACCTTTGCATATCCACCTATCCAATTGTTAATCAATAATATCTCCAAATCTGGAACATATATTGAACCAGTTTTAAATCCAGTAGTATTAGGACAACTTGATAGTGTTTTTATAAAAAATGTAGGAAGTAAGTATGGAACTCCAGATATTATAAATTTCCATAGACGACCTGATATTATCATATCTAATGTTAAATCTGAATGTATATTGAAGCCTGTAATTTCAAATGGAGAAATTATCGATGTTCATATTCTAAATTCTGGAGTGGGGTATGACAGTACTGTAGATATTACAGTTATCGGAGATGGATTATTTGCAGATATTCGTGCAACTATAATATCTGGAAGAGTTGATTCCATTGATATTAAAAATGGTGGAGTTGGTTATATACAATCAACTACACAGTTACGTGTTTCCAACAGAGGAGTTGGTGGAAAATTAATTGCAAATGTTAAGAATTGGCAATTGAATCAAATAGAAAAAAATAAAGGATTTATAAATTCAGATGATGATGGATACCTAATTCCAAATATAAATGAAGACTATGGATTGAAATATATTCATTTTTACTTACCGAAAGTACTTCGTAAAAAAATAAATGATAATATTGATTTAAATGGAGTTGAAAATCCAACCAATGCATCACCTATAGTTGGATGGGCATATGATGGTTCCCCAATCTATGGTCCATATATTAAAGAAAATGGCATTGTACGCAAAATTGAATCCAGTTACAATTTAATTCCTACATTAGTATCTACAGATTTGCGTCCAAATTTCTATAATGGATTTTTCATTCAAGATTATCAATATTTTGAAAATAATGGAGATTTGGATAGAAATAATGGAAAATTTATTGTTAATTCAGATTTCCCAAATGGAACTTATGCCTATTTCTGTACTCTAGATACTAATACAAATGTTCCAAAATATCCATATATCGTAGGAAAATATTTTAAAAATGATGTAGAGTTAGATAACTATAACCCGATTATAAATCAAGATGATAGTTTAAACGTAATAGATATTTTAACAAGAAATATTTCACCATATTATGCAAATTCTAATACTTCAAATTATAATCCAATTAAACCAATCTATAAAAAGTATAGTCAAGAATTTACAGTTAAAGAAACATTAAAATCTGGAATTGATAATATATCAATTTATATTTCTGGAGATAATTATAAAGTAGGAGATACTTTAGAATTTGACCATTCAACCAGTGGGGGTCAAGATGCTTCAGCATCAATCTCTAGAATTTCTGGGGTGGGGATGTCTTCCTTTAATATTGGTATTACTACAATATCACCCATAAAATTCTCAAATTCTGGAAATAATATAACTGCAATATCAACTTCACCTCATAATTTACAAAATGGTAGAATAGTTAATATAACTGGAATATCATCGTTCAATTTTTCATATTTAGAAGGATTTAAATTTATTTTTGTCCCCTCAGCAAAAACTGGAATAACCTCACATATATTACCACCAACACTTCCAGTTGGAATAGCAACATTTATACCAGTAACTTCTACAGTTGGATTTGTAGTTGGTGATTTTATAGGTATTACTACTTCAAATAATACTCAAGAAATTGCTCAAATAACCAATGTCTCTATACCAGAATCTAGATTATATGTAGAACGATTATCTAATATTCATAGTGGTATATGTACTGTAGGAGTTACTACAATTACATTATTACCTAGAAGTTTTGTTTTTGCAGAACGAGTAACTTCTCCTATTAAAATTAATAAAGAATTCCCATTACATTTTGATCCAAATTACCACATTGCATATGGAAATTCACCTAAAAATTACAATCTTCCAGTAACAAATCCAGTAGTAAATGTAAGTATTCCCCAACAAGCAATATACATCCCAAATCACAATTTGAATACTGGAGATTCAATATTATATGGAATAGGTCCTGCTAAAGTTGGGATTGGATTATCTGCATCTGCAACATATGGAGGAACACCATTTAATCTGACTGATAATCAATTAGTATATGCAGTAAAACTAGATAAAGATTTTCTAGGAATATCTACACAAGGACCAGTAGGAATTACTACGTTATTCTTTATTGATAAACCCAATTATGGTTACCATAGTATAACTAAAGTATCACCAAATGTAGTTGGAGTTGTAGAAAATTATGCAATAAATGTAGGTACTACCAAATCGCACGGATTGGAAACTGGTGATAAGGTTAGATTTAATCTCAATTTTAATGAAACTCAAAATATAAAATTTAAATATGATTCCATTAATAGGAAAATAACTTCAGATGAAACAAGTCTCAATTCTAGTCAGGTAAATGTAGGAGTAAATACTTATTCTACAATTTATATTCCAGAACATCCATTTAATGATGGAGATAAAATAGTATATAATGTTGGTATTGGATCAACTGTTGGAGGATTGATTAATAGTCAATCATATTATGTTTTGACTAATCAAATAGATTATATAAGGTTGTGTCAGTATTACTCTGATGTGAAAGTAGGTACTTCTATAAGTTTCACCTCCCAAGGTACTAACGATCATACATTATCTAAAATAAATCCACAAATTAATTCGGTAGATAATAATAATATTGAATTCGATTTATCTGATACGAGTCTAGTAGATTCCGAGTTGATAATTTATAAAGATATTAATTTTGAAAATGAGTTGGAAACTTATAAATTACAATCATCCAGTGCTCCTGCAGGAACAACTGGATCCACATTAACCATATTAATTGATGAAACTACACCTAAAACTTTATATTACAATCTAGTGAGTACTTCTCCAAGTTCTCTTAAAATTCAAATATCATCAGATATAGATGTAATCCATAGGAACCAAATAAATATTTCAAAGAGTAATTTAGTTGAAGACTTTCCAATAATATCAACTGGAACAACAGCATTTGAGATAAATTTACATAAAAAACCCAATTTCCATACATTAAGTATATCTGGATTATCTACTGTTAAGTATGATACAGATTCACTTAATGTATTAGGACCAATCTCCGAATTTAAAATTTCAAATAGTGGTAAAAATTATTTTAAAGTGCCTAGAATTTCTAAAATTAATTCTAGACTGGGAACTGGATCTATACTTAGAGCAAAATCATCAACTATTGGAAAAATAAAAACTTTAGATATAACTAAAAATGGATATGATTACCCATCAGATATTACATTAAAACCTCAGTTCAATGTACCCATATTATGTGAAATAAATGACATTTTTAGAGTTAATAATATTGAAATTGTTACAGGTGGATCTGGATATAATGTTGCCCCAATATTAAAAGTTATTGGTAATGATACCATCAAGTTATCTGCTAAACTTACAGGTGGGGTAGTATCTCAGGTAATTGTAGATCAAAATACTAATGATTTAAACCAACCTTTAGAAATTGTAACTTTAAAAAATTCAAATGGATATGATATCGATTCTATTACTGTATCTGGGAATATAGTTACATTAGAATTAATCAATTCAGATCCAAGATTATTCCCATTAAGTGGTACATTTCCATTTAATCTTGGAGATGAAATTTTTGTTGAGAATTGTAGAATTTCACCATTGTCAGTAACAACAGCAGGCGTTACTACATTATATGATAATTATAATTCTAAAGATTATGGGTATATATTCTATACCGTTATTGCAGTCGATTCAGTAAGTTGTACTGTATCTTACAGTATGTCTGGGGTAAAATCTGGACTCAATTTGGGAACTTATTCAAATGTAAGTGGATATGGAAATGTAATAAACAAAAAAAATATAGCACAATTTAAAATGAATATAATTGATGATCTCAATTATATTTCAAATGAGAAGGTAACTACTCCAACATTCTCTGCAAATGTTATGGAGAATGGATGGGATAATGATACTAACCAACTGAGATTATATAATACTAAAGGTGAATTGGTAGTTGGGGATAATTTACTAGGTGAATTGTCTAGATTGAATGGAGTGATAGTTAATACCACTACATTTGATTTACATGGTTCTATTGGAAGCAGTACCAATAAAATTTCGTATCTAGATGACAATACGGGATTTTTAAACGATGATCGACAAGTTCTATCTGATAATGACTATTATCAGAAATTCTCATATTCACTACAAAGTTCAGTATCCTACACAGAATGGAGAGAATCTATACATTCATTAGTTCATCCTTCAGGGTTTAAGTCTTTCTCAAATCTAGAAATATTTGAGAAATCTCAATCTATGAGTCCAAAATTAAGTCAAAATACCAGAGGAATCTTGATTAATATTGATAATTTATCATCTATGTACAATAGATATAATTTTTCTATGGTCACTGAAGATGAATTGCTACCAGATGGTTCCATAGAAAGAATAGTATTTCCAGATGCAGTAAGTTTAAAACCATATATTCTAAACCAAACTAATAAAGTTATATCAATTGATGATATAAGTGATAATTTTAATGGAAATAATAATTTAATAGTTATTGCAAATTTAATAGCATCTTTTGATTCTAATGATTTAAATATAATTGGAATTTCTACTATTGGATTACAAATAAATGATCATTTAGATTTTTCACCATACTTATCTCCAACTGATACTTATATCACTAATATAGGAGTATCTAATGTTGGAATTAATATTCCACATAAAGTTAAAACTGGAATTCAAACTTCATCAGTTATTGTTAGAAGAAAAATTAATAATAGTCAAACTGTTGGTATTTCGTCTTTCAAATTAACAAATAATGGGACTTCACTATTCTATCATGAATTTGATTCAACTGGAATTTCATCAGTAGTAAATTTAATTGATAACAAATTTACAATTACAAATCACAATTTCCAAACTGGTCAAAAAATCATATATGATGTTGGAACTGGAACTTCTATAGGAATTGAAACTTCATCTACATTACTTTTTGGTGATGTTTTAATGCAAGTTGGAGTAAGTACGGGTACTGCAATTTATGAAAATGGGTATAATTCAGCAATAAGTTCCCAAATTACTGGAATATCTACAAATACCATCGGATCTCCAACATTAAGTTATGGATTAATTTCACCATACTTAGATGGAATTTCATCTGGAATAGGAACTGGTGCTAAATTTAGTGTTATTATTATATACAATTCAGGAAATCCAATATCAACATCAATAGTTTTGAGAGAAGGTGGATCTGGGTATTCAATTGGAGATACAGTTTCAATTGCAGGTACTTATTTGGGAGGATCATCTCCTACAAATGATCTATCATTTGTAGTTACTATTGTAGCAGGAACACAAATTATTAGTGGAGTAAATTCATCTTATACTAATATTCCAGGTTATAATTTAATAGGAAGTGGAAGTAATGCTACATTCAATGTCTCTAGAAATTCTGTTGGTATTGCTACAACAATTGCAGTAAATGTTGGGGGTAAGTATTATACATTATCTGATGTAATTGGAATTTCTGGAACTTATATTGGTGGAACTAATCCCACAGATAATCTATATTTCTCACCAACAGATTTAGGTTCTGACATATTACCACCAACTTTATATGTCAATAAAATTGATTCAAATAATTTTAGAGTTTTGGCAAATGCTGGTGGATCTGAGCTCAATTTAACTTCATATGGAATAGGAACTCATTCATTTGTAGAAGAAATACCAAATACAAATACCACAATATTAATTGATAATATTATTCAGAGTCCAATTTATAATCGCAATCTTACATATACACTTTCAAGTAATGTTGGAATTGGAAGTACTGTAATTTATTTAAATTCAGGAATATCATCATTATCATCTATAGATTTACTAAAGATAGACTCTGAGATATTTAAAATTGAATCTTTAGGTATAGGTGCATCCAATGCAGTAGGGGTCTATAGAGCATCCTTAGGTACGGTAGAAACCTCACATACCACATCAACTACCGTCAATGTACTTAGGGGGGATTACAATGTCATCAAGGACATTATACACTTCAATTCACCACCATATGGTGGAATATCATATGGTGAGATATCAAAATTATCTGGAAATGTAGTCACATCTCAACCTCTATATGTAAAATCATCTTTCCAAGGTAGAGTGTATTCTAGAAGTTTCTCATATAACACTACACTAAACGATAAAAATATTATTCTTGATGATATTTCTACTCAATTTACAGGTGAAAATACTATAGTTGGAGTATATACTGGAACATTAGATTCAACCATATTAAAATCTATAACTGGAATTATTACAACAGGAATTAATATTGGAGATGTAATAACTGAAAAAGCATCTTACATATTACCTAGTACATATATAACTTCCATTGGAATTGGTAGTATTACTATAAATAAATCACATTTAATTTCATCGGGAATCTCAACAACAGATTTGGATATTACTAGATCTACATATAAATTAACTACTAGTAGTTCCAATGTAATCGGAATTTATACCAATACAAATTCCTCAGTAGATATTAACAATAATCCAGTAGTATTAATTAACAATATATACCAAATTCCTGGTAAAGATTATATAATTGACACTCCAAATCAAAATACAATTAAATTTATTAGTGGTACTCCAAATTCAGGTAAAATAGTAAGAGTTGGTATTCAAACTGGAGTTGGATATCAATTGTTGGTTGGTGCAGCAGCAACAGTATCAGTATCCATTGCTGGAACTATTTCACAGATATCCCTAAATGGATTTGGTTCTGGATATAGGATTGCTCCAAATATAACCTTAAATTCTTCTGTTGGTAGTGGTGCAAGTTTCACATCTACAATTGGTTTAGGTGGAACTATAACATCTATAGGAATTATCAATCCTGGTATAGGATATACAGATTCACCTCTCCCAAGTGTAATTATTGATCCACCATTACCATATAACAGACTCAATTTAGACTATATTTCTGGAATTTCTACTGGAAGTGGAACTGGAGCAAAAGTTTCAGTGCAAATCAGTTCAAATTCTGAGATTTCACAATTTAATATAGATTCAAATGGAATTGGATATAAAGTTGGAGATTTATTGGATGTAGTTGGTATTGCAACTGATCCAACATCAACATCATTTACACCATTTAGAATTAATGTCCTAGAGGTATTAAATGATAAATTTAGTGCATATTATCCAGGACAATTTGTACTTTTTGATGATATTTCCTCACTTTTCAATGGAGTTAGGAAGAAATTCCGTATATTTGAAACTCAAAATGGAGTTACTAGTGTAGTTTCACTCAAATCAGATGTGGGATCTGACTTAGATTTACAGAATAATTTATTTATTTTCATTAATGATGTATTACAAACTCCAAATGAAGCATATACATTTAATACTTCTAGAATTACATTTACAGAGGCACCCAAATCAAATTCCAAATGTAGTATTCTATACTATAGGGGATCAAGTTTAGATGTTAATGAGGTTATTCCTCCTAGTACTATAAAAGAAGGTGACGAAGTTCAAATTGATGAAAATATTAATGATTTATACGATAGATCTCAATTTGATAGAACTGTTAAGCAAATTATATCCTCAGATAGTTTAGATACTTTTAATTATACTGGATTTGGTATAGATGCAGATCCAACAAAATATAGACCATTACATTGGAAAAAACAGACTTATGATAAAATTATCAATGGTGTATTATATTCCAAATCTAGACCAGATTTACATTCTAGACCTACACCAATATCAACAATAATAAAAGATATTATTGAAACTGATGATGAGATTTATGTTGATAATGCATTCCCACTATTTACCAATATCGATAATATATCAGAAGAAAATAATGATGTCGTAATATCGGAAGATATTGATAAAACTCCTGCTTCTGCAATAATAACAATCAGTCCAACATCAACTTCAATATCAAGTATATCCATATTAAACTCAGGTTCGGGATATATAAATACTCCCTCAATTTCAATTTCTTCTAGTAAAATTTCAACAAAGGATCCAATTTATAATTGGATTAGTATCTCCGGCATTTCAACATATCAAAATGTGAAATCATTATCATATAATACTCAATTAGTTTCAGTTGGAACTAGTTGTTTCGTTGCAGTTAGTGCAGATGGTACATATTGGATTCCAAAACTTACTCCATATGCAACTTCTATTGATTTTAATGATGTAACCCATGATGGATTAGGTAATTTTATAATTTGTGGAACTTCCGCAAATATTGTTAGAAATTATGGAACTTCAAATATATACACTTGGTATAAATTTGATCTAAAATCATCAACATTAGATCCACTTGGAAATAAAGTTCTAGGTATTAGTACTTATTCTGGCAATTTCAATGGAATAACATATTTCAAATTAAATAAAAGTTTAATTGCTGTCGGGTCCAGTGGAGGTCTATTCTCATCTGTTGGGGTAGGGTTAACATACTTTACAGAAACCTATAATCCATTGGGGACATCTATAACATTAAATTCAGTAACTAATAATACTACCACTATTGTTGCAGTTGGAAATAGTGGTTCAATAATATATTCAACAAATTCTGAAAACTGGACTGAAGTATTATCAGTTCCAACAACTAATAATTTAAATAAAGTTATTTGGGATGGTAATAGATTTATTGCTGTTGGTGATAGTGGTACAATTATCAGTTCCAATGATGGAATTTCAGGATGGTCTAATATTACGAGTGGATTAGTAGTTAATATTAATGGTATTAGATATTATAATAATTTATATATTGCTCTTATCAATTCTTCTGATATATTATATTCTTCAGATTTAATCAATTGGACTTACAGAATTACAAATCAAACAAACAATATAAATGATTATATATTTATAAATGATGTCTCAATAGGTGTAGGAAATTCCGGTACATTAATGTATGCTACTCCAATATTTAATAGAGCAACTGGAATTGCATCTGTATCTTCAGGTATAGTTACTTCAATAACAGTTACAAATGCTGGGTTTGGATATTCTAGTTCAAATCCACCATCAATTATTATATCTTCGGAACCTCCAAAAGTTGAAAAATTATTCTCAATAAAAGCAATTGGAGATTTTGGAAATATAACTAAGATTTCAGTTGGGGGAACAACCTTAGATTTTACTCTAAAATCTGAAACTTATGATAATTCCACTTTAGGTATCGGATATTCATCATTAAATATTTTTGGAATTCAAAATAGTCAACTATCAGTTGGAGATTATTTCGTAATTCAAAATAGTAATTCAGTTTGCAGTCATGCACTTACTTGCATCAACAAATTTGACAATAGTGTAGTTGGAACTGCAACTTCATTTATAGATGGAGTTTATATTGTAGGTGATGTAACTCCAGTAGTTTCTGGAATAATTACCGTTACCTGCTATTTCCAGAGACAACCTGGGGGTGGAAATATTAATGTTAATGTCGGTTCTAATAGTTATTGTGGAACTTATTCCTGGGGTAAAATATATGATTTTGAAGATAGATCAAGAAAAACACCAGTTAGTTTTAGTATAAGTTCCAATGATAGTTTGGTCGGTTTGACAACTTCACCAAAATTATACCGAACTAAACAATTGATATAATTTTTATGATATATAAACATTAAATTAGTGATAAATAAATAAAACAATCCGTAAGAGTAGATGTCTGCAATTATAACTGATCAATTTAGAGTATTGAATGCTGAAAATTTTATAAAAAGTTTCACTTCTATTGGATCAACTACAAATTACTATACTTTTATTGGACAACCCAATTCAATCAACCCACAGGCAAATGGAGATGTTAATTGGGGAACTGGACCATCCCCTACAGATGGATTTGAAGAAGAATCTAAAATAAAAGAAACAATATTGTCCTTAAAGAAAATAAATCCTACAAGTGATTTAAGGCGTGTTGTGAGGAAATTAGAATGGGTAGCAGGAACTACCTATGAAATGTATAGGCATGATTATACAATTTATAAAAATTCACCAAATGGTTCTGTAAGTTTATATAATGCAAATTATTATGTAATAAATGAAGATTTGAGGGTGTATATATGTCTTCAAAATGGAACAAGTGCAAGTTATCCAAACGGCAGTCCATCATATGATAAACCAGAATTTGTAGATTTAGAACCTAGAGTGGCCGGTTCTAGTGGTGATGGATACATATGGAAATACCTATTTACAATTAAACCAAAAGATTTAGTCAAATTTGACAGTATTGAATATATTCCAGTTCCTGAAAATTGGGGTACTGAGGGTGAATCTATAGAAATTAAAAATAATGCTATAGATGGTAAAATTGAAATAGTAACTGTAACCAACACTGGTACTGGATATTCACCAGCTATGAATTATAAAAATATTCCAATTTTGGGTGATGGAACTGGTGGTAAAGTTACCATAACAGTGGATTCATTAGGTAAAGTTAGTGAAATTTTTGTTACAGATGGTGGAAGTGGATATACTAAAGGTATAATTCAATTCAATCCAGGATCTCCAGGAATTCCAAATACTTTAACTAATACTGGAAGTATTGCACAATTTGATGTTATAATCCCACCAAAAGGTGGGCATGGATATAATATTTATAGAGAACTTGGTGCATACAGAGTATTACTATATACGAGATTCTCAACTGATGAAACAAATCCCGATACTATCATTGGGAATGATTTTGCAAGAATTGGAATTTTGAAAAATCCAACAGTATTGGGGAGTGATGTTCAGATATTAAATACCAATGAAGTAAGTGGATTGAAGGCATTAAAACTTTCAGGTATCACTACTCAGACTACATATGGTATAGATTCAATAATAACACAAACTATTGGAACTGGAGTTACCTCAATTGGATATGTTGCTGCTTGGGATAATGTTACTGGAATATTGAAATATTATCAACCTGTAGGACTAGCTACGAATGCAGTTGGATATAAGATTAATCCATTTACATCAAGTGTTACATCGGGAGGTTCTCTTCAAATCAATGGAACTTCTATAATTGGACCAAATTTGAGTATAGATAATACTTTTAATAATAATACTACCGTAATAAATAATAAGACATATCAATTAGGTTCTAATTTTATTTCTGGTATTAGTTCAGAAGAATATAATAAAAAATCTGGTGAATTAATCTATATTGATAATAGGCAACCTATACCTAGATCTACAAGTCAAAAAGAAGATATTAAAATTGTTCTGGAGTTTTAAAGAAAAATGCCTCAAAATACTAACTTAAATATTTCTCCATATTTTGATGATTTTGACGAAAATAATGATTACTATAAAGTATTATTTAAACCTGCAGTTTCAGTACAAACTAGGGAATTAATTACTTTACAATCAATATTACAAAATCAGATAGAAAAATTTGGTAGGCATTTTTTTGAAGATGGTGCTATGGTTATCCCGGGTCAAGTGGGATATGATTCAAATTATCACTCAGTAGAAATTGATTCTACACATTTGGGAATACCAGTTTCAATTTACATATCACAATTAGTTGGAAAAAATATTCAAGGTCAATCTAGTGGGGTTACTGCCACAGTAGATAATATTATAACAGATCTACAATCTGAGAGATCTAACTTTACACTTTATGTAAAATACACTGCATCTGGAAAATCTGGGCAATCTGTATTTAAAGATGGAGAAAATATAATAACTTTAGATAATATAGATTATGGAATTTCATCTATACAATCTAATAACACAATAGCAACTACTATCCTTTCAAATTCTACCTCAACTGGATCTGTTGCAAAGATATCACAAGGTGTTTATTTTATAAGAGGATTTTTTGTATCAGTCCAAGGTGAGTCTATAATTTTAGATCAATATACTAACACACCTTCATATAGAATTGGGTTAGAAATTCAAGAAGAAATAGCAATAGCATCCAACGATAATCTGGATTTATTTGATAATGCACAAGGATTTGCAAACTATACTGCACCTGGTGCAGATAGATTGAGAATTAAAACCACCCTAATAAAAAAATTATTAACTGATACAGTAGATACAAATTTTATAGAATTATTACAAGTAGAAAATGGTGAAATCAAGAAATATATAAAAACCACACAGTATAGTTACATTAAAGATGAATTAGCTAGAAGAACATATGACGAATCTGGAAATTATTCCGTAACCCCATTCCAGTTAACAATAAGAGAATCACTAGATAATTTAATTGGAAATAATGGAATATATGATCAAACCCAAACTACTTCTGCAGGAAATACTCCATCAGATGACTTGGGAGTTATTACGATTAGTCCTGGAAAAGGGTATGTTAAAGGATATGAAATTGAAACAATAACCACTGGTGCTTTAGATTTTAAAAAACCACGAGATACCTCTACATTATCAAACACTAATATTCCATTTACTGTTGGAACTCAATTACGAGTAAATAATATTTTTGGGTCTGTTAATTTGGGATTAGGAACTGGAACTAGTATTGATTTATTGGATAGGAGAACTACACTATCTGGAGTAAATACCGCAAGTAAAATTGGAACTGCTAAGTTATACGACTTCACTCCATATTCATATGATAGCACATATCCAACTAAACATGAATTTGAAATTTCACTATTTGATATACAAACATATTCTAAATTAACTTTAAATTCCAATATAACAATTTCACCCTCTGCATTTATAGAAGGAACTAGAAGTAATGCTAATGGTTATCTTGCAGTTGGAGGTGCATCAACTTCAATTTTAAATCTATATCAAGTTGCTGGGCAATTTATTAAAAATGAACCTATACGAATAAATGGATCCGATACCTATACCTCTGCAGGTATAATTCAAAAATATACCGTCAGTAATTTTTATGATTATAACATAGATGATATAAAGCAATTATATCATCTACCATCAAGTGGTATAGGTACATTTAAATGTGATACCAAATTATCCAAATCTACACTAATAACTGATGCGGGAACTGCATTTACAATCTATCCTTCATATTCCCTGGGACCTGTTATTAGTTGTGGAAATCAAGATTTTACAAAGAAAGTTAGAGTTGGTGATATATTGTCATATACTAAACCTGGAGAAACAATACCAACATATAACCGAGTAACTAACGTTGGTATTCAACTGGCAGGAATTTATGTTGAAAATGTTCCTAGTGTATCTGGTATATGCTCAGGTATAATGTATTCTTCAAATACTACATTTACAGATCTTAAGAGAGTATCCCCAGAAGTCTTAAACTTAGATCAGACATATTTATATTCAAAATTAAGTAAGAATAATATAAAAAGACTAGATTTATCCAATTCTACAATACAAATTAATAGAAGTTACAATGAAACCATATCAAGTAATACTTTCTATAAAATATTTGAAACTGATCCAGATTTAACTCCAGTAAATTGGAATTCTGCTGCATACTCTATCACCTATAAAAATACTGGAACAGTTGAAATTTTAGATAGTAGTAGATTTAAAATAATTGGTACAGGGGTATCATTTTCAGGATTAACTGAAACTGGTCCAGCAATTATAACTACCACATACACAAAATCAAAACCTGCAGTTAGGAAAAAGTCATTTTCTAGATGTTCATCATTAACCATATCCAGATCATCAAATGTATCTTCTGGACTTGGTGCTGGTACTATAGATGACGGATTGACATATAATACAGTATATGGAACTAGAGTTCAGGATAAAGAAATATCATTAAATGTATGTGATGTAAGTTCAGTTTTGGGTATTTTTGAATCTACTACTCAAAATGATCCAAATCCACCAAGTATAATATTTGATACTTTATCTGCAGATATCTCAGGATTTGTTAGAGGTGAGTTATTAGTGGGTTCCGTTAGTGGTGCCGTAGCATCATATATTGAATCTTCAGGTTTAAATAGTGCATATATTGTGTATAGAAATACTAATGTATTTACAGTTGGAGAAGATATAACTTCAAGTGAAACTAAAATTACTGGTGTTATAAATTCTATATCTGATGGAGATATTGATATTACTGGTAATTATATTTTTAATGATGGGCAGAGACTTGAGTATCTAGATTACTCAAGAATAACCAGGAAATCTACAGCATCAGCACCATTGAAAAAATTAAAGATAATTTTTAACAATTATACTATATCCAGTTCAGATTCTGGAGATTTTGTTGGAGTGAATTCTTATGATATAGAACGATATAATAATGATATAAGAACTATAAATGATATTAGAATTACTGATATTATAGATGCAAGACCTAGAGTTAGTACATATTCACTAGCAAGTACAAATTCCCCATTTGAATATACTTCTAGAGATTTCACTGGATCTACAAACTCAAGTCCTCATATTTTACCAAAAGAACAGAACTTCATATTGTCGTATGATTACTATCTACCAAGAATTGATACATTAGCATTAACTAAAGATGGTGATTTCAAGATAACATACGGAGTATCTGCAGATATTCCATCTGAACCTGCATTACTTCCAAGTGATTCGATGAAGATTGCAACAATCACATCTCCGTCATATCTATATCATGTAACGGATTCTAAGATTAATTATGAATCTAATAAGAGATATACGATGAAGGACATTGGAAATCTAGAAACTAGATTGACTAATGTTGAATATACTACTGCATTAAATCAATTGGAACAACATGTTAGATCTACCCCAGATGTAGATCCTACAACAAAGTTATCGAGATTCCAATCTGGATTCTTTGTAGATAACTTTAGAGATTTGGAATCTTGTGATATTAAAGATCCAGAATTTAGGGCGGCAATAAATCCACAAACTGGTGTAATGAGACCACAACATTATACAACTTGGATAAATTTACTTTTAGGGACAGATACTGCATTGGGAGCAGATCCAACATTATTTGATGTCAGATTTGCAAATGATTTTTCTGGATCCGGTGGAAGAGTTCGAAGAACTGGCAATACAATATCAATTGATTATACTGATGTTCTACATAATCAAAATTTATATGCTTCTGATCATTTAGGTACAGGGGTAGGATTACAAGTTAATGAATTTGCAATCCAAAATTGGATTGGATATTTAGAATTAAAACCAAATGAAGATATTTGGTTTGAAAGTCCTATCAATGATAATGATGATACAAATGCAACATATAGACCGCAAATAATGGAATCTTGGGATTTATCTAGATATAACTCTCCAGAACCAGATATGTTTATGAGACCCATGAACATTGAAACTGTAGGTAAAAATTTAAAACCATATCAACAATATTATTGTTATGTAGATAACATCAATATGACAGATTACTTTATTCCAAAAATTTTAGAAATTTCTAGTATAAACAATACTGCTTTTCAAATAGGAGAAACTGTTGTTGGATATAATGATGCTGGAACTCGTTCCATTAGATTTAGAGTTGCACATCCACAACATAAATTTGGACCATATAACAACCCCACAGTAAAATATGTTGCAATACCATATGGATCTGCATCGTCTCCTGTCCAATCATCTACTTCATATACATCTTCTGCCACGTATTTGAATATAGATACTGCAAGTTTAGCAGAAAAATGTATTCCTGAGTATTGGGGATCTATCGAACCTAATATGAGATTAATTGGTGAAACTAGTGGAGCATTAGCAAAGGTATCAAATAATAGAATTATTGCAAGTGGAGGTGGTGAAATTGTAGGATGCATATTTATCCCAGATTTTAATTTAGATCCAAGATATAGATTCCCAATATCAACTAAAACTATTTTGTTTAGTATTGATCCTGTTTTTGGATTCAATTCCAGACATGAAAATACTGCAAGAGCAAACTTCTTCCTCACAGATAAATATAGTCCATACATTAAAGCAAATAAACTTCCAAGCAATTTGGAAAATGATACTGGAATAGCACAAGTATTTGATATACAAGCAAATAATGGAGTATTTTTAACTAAATGTGATCTATATTTTAAGAAAAATGCAACATCAACCGTAGGTGTAACTATTACTGTTGAGATTAGGGAAGTTGAAAATGGAACTCCTACAAATAAAGTAGTAGAGTACTCAAGAACCAGTTTAAATCAATCTAATGTATCAATTACTGGACCAACTACATTTACATTTGGATCATTGGTATATCTTGAACCTGGAAAATCATATGCAATAGTTGTATTGACTGAAGATAGTGGATATGAGGTTGCAACTTCAAGAATTGGTTCTCAAAATACAATGTCTGGTGGAGGAAAAGTTCCCAATGTTATTCCTAAACTTGGATCATTGTTTAAAACTCAAAGTGGAACGACTTGGCAAGAAGTTCCTACAGATAAACTAACATATACATTATATCGAGCATCATTTAAATCTGATATTGATGCAGTAGTTAGATTTTTCAATCCCCAGTTAAATGTTGGAAATAACCAAAAAGTTTCTCTAAAATCTAATCCAATAACTTCATATTCTAGAAAATTACTAGTTGGATTATCTTCTACATATTCATCTACAATTGGAATTAGTATTGGGTCTAATATCAAACAGGTTGGGAATACTAATTTCAGTGGTGTATTGAGTGGTTTGGTTGGTCCGATAGGAATTAGTTCGACATTATCAATTACCAATGTTGGAACAGGATATACTGTAGGATTGACTACATACTTAAATATTCCAGTAGAATCTATATCTGGAACTGGAAATGGGGCTAGAATTAACTTAACTATCAATAATAGTGTAGCAACAGGTGCAGTAGTTACTCAAGGTGGGTCTGGATATACTGTAGGAGATGATTTAATAGTAAATAATGTATATACTTCAGGAATAGGTAAAGGTATAATTTTAACTATTCCAAATAGTGTTGGAGTTATAACTTCATTCAATTCATTAGTTATTTCTGATGTTAAACATAGACTTAAACCCTCTGGAGATATAACTTATACAAATATATCAGGAACATCAACATTAATTGGTTCCAGTTCTGGAACTGGAGTCACATCTACAGTATTAACTGATGGATTACATTTTAAAGTAACTCATACAAATCATGGAATGTATGAAAATAATGCTCATATAGAATTAAGTAGAATTTGTAGTGATGTGCAATCTACAATTCTAACAATTGACACATTACCAACAGTGACCCTAACTACCATTCCAGTTGGTAATGTGGGAATATTAACATCCTTTGAAGGATTGCCCGTCAGTGCTGCCAATACTGGATATATAAGAATTAGTCAAGAAATAATTTCATATACTGGATTGACTGCATCTTCAGGTGCTGGAGATTTGACTGGAATTGTTAGGGGTATTGATGATACTGCTGCAGGAAATAGAGGGTATGCTAAAAATACTCCAATATACAAATATGAAATGAATGGAGTCTCCCTTAGAAGAATTAATAAAGTTCATACATTAATTGATACTAACATCACTAATTATCCAACAGAATTAGATAATTATCATATAAAAATAGATAGATCGAATCCTACTGTAGGGTTGATTAGAGATGGTTCCACTGCAGATCCAGAATTATATTTCAATACCACAAAAACAGGTGGTTCTACTGCTATTAAGATTGCGGGGCAATATAAATTGCAAGATGCAAAATCTTCACAAAACATACATTATCAATATGCAACACCTATTGTTAAAAATTTAACTCCAAATTCAACATCTATTCAGTCTAGAATAAGAACTATTAGTGCTACTAGTGTCAATGGAACTGAAACTCCATATGTAGATATGGGGTATGAAGATGTACCACTAAATCCATTTTATTATTGGGCTTTCAACACACCAAGAACTATTTTAAATAAACGAAATGAACTACTATATCTCCCAAGTCCAGAAATAGCAAAATCATTTACTCTAGATTTAGTATTAAACTCCAACGATGAGAGAGTTTCTCCAATTATTGATTTAAATAGAGTTGGAGTTTGGCTAACTACTGATCGTTCTAATAGACCAATTGAAAACTTTATAGATGATTATAGAGTAAATAGTCTTACTGATGATCCACATGCAGCAATTTATATATCAAAACCTGTAAAATTAACAACTAATGCTGATAAATTGAAAGTTATATATGATGCAGCATTAGCTCCAGAAGCAGATGTTAGAGTTTTATATAAATTATTCAGATCAGATTTACCATCTAGTAGTCAAATTTGGCAACTATTCCCAGGATACGACAATAGAGATAGTTTGGGAAATACTATCGATAGAAGTTTAAACGATGGAACTTCTGATATCAATATCACCCAGGATCCAGATTTGAGTATATTTAATGAATATACACATTCAGAAACTAATCTCTCACCATTCACTGGATTTCAGATTAAAATTATAATGTCATCTGCAGAGCAAGGATTCAATATTAGAATTAAAAATCTCAGAGTGATTGCAACTATATGATACCAGTAAAGGGACATATTGGTCTATACCGAGATGAATATAGTGGAGCAATCGTAAATTGCTCCACAGAAGAATTTGATAATTATATCATTTTAAAAAAAGCAAAATTAGAAGAAAAAAATGAAATTGAATTATTAAAAAATGAAATTAAAGAATTGCAAAAATTAGTATATCAATTAGTAAATAATAAATAAAAATAAAGTACAAAAATATGGCACAACCAGCTTCCAGGCAAGAACTTCTAGATTATTGTTTAAGAAGACTTGGTTATCCAGTATTAGAAATAAATGTAGATGATGAACAATTAAATGATCGTTTAGATGATGCTTTACAATATTTCCACGAAAGGCATTTTGATGGTATTGAAAGAGTATTTTTAAAACATAAATTATCAACTGCAGAAAAAAATATAATATTGACTCAACCTGCATATACAACTGCAACATCTGCAGTTGGAATAACATCTGCACTTATAGAGGAACCTCAAAATTTCATTCCTCTTCCGGATACTGTAATTGGTGTTAATATGGTGTTCAAATCGGATGCAAATACCATCACTAGTGGTATGTTTAATATTAAATATCAAATATTTTTGAATGATTTATATTATTATGGAGCATTAGATTTATTAAATTATGCTATGACTAAAACATATCTTGAGGATATTAGTCGTATCATAACTTCAGATGTTCAATTAAGATTTAATAAAAAGCAACATAGACTTTATCTAGATATAGATTGGAAATTAGTGGGTGATAATACTTATATTATACTTGATTGTTATCGTATAGTTGATCCTGCAAACTTTACAGCAGTATATAATGATTCTTGGTTGAAAAAATATTTGACTGCTACAATTAAAAAACAATGGGGAGAAAATATCACTAAATTTAATGGAGTTCAACTTCCAGGTGGAATAACATTGAATGGTGAAAAAATTTATATGGAAGCTGTACGAGAACTAGAAGAAATTGAGAAGCAACTTAAGGATGAATATGAGTTGCCTCCAATGGGTCTTATCGGTTAATGGAGTAATATTTTAATGTTAAATCCTTATTTTTTACACGGTTCAAAATCTGAACAAGGATTAATTCAAGATTTAGTTAATGAGCAGTTGAGAATGTTTGGGCAAGAAATCATCTATATGCCAAGACAATATATTACAGATAAAACAGTTATACGAGACTTAATAGTTTCAAAATTTGAGACTGGTATTCCAATTGAAGCTTATCTATCAAATTCAGATGGATTTGGTGGTCAAGGTGATATATTATCTAAATTTGGAGTTAGAAGTACTGATGAGATTACACTAATTATCTCTAAGGAACGATATGAACTCAGTATATTACCACTGATATCAAAAATACCTTCTAGGAAAGGAGCACAACGACCACAGGAAGGGGATTTGATATATTTTCCATTGGATAATGGATTATTTGAAATCAAATATGTAGAAGGAAAAAGACCATTTTATCAATTGAATAATTTGTATGTGTATGAATTACGATGTGAATTATTCGAATATGAGGATGAAATTATAGATACTGGAATTTCAGATGTTGATATTAACATACAAGAATTTGGATATATTCAAACTCTAAATATGATCCCCTCTAATGCTACTCCAGCAGTCATTACGGTTTCCCTTGCTTCAACTACAAATTCTAAATCAATCCAGTACATAGATATACTAAATGGTGGTTATGGATTTAAAACAACTCCATCAATAAAAATTACACCATCACCTAGTGGTGGAATGGATGCCTCTGCAGTTGCAATAATGACTAGTAGAGGTTCAAATACATCTATCAGTAAAGTATTAATTACGAATCCAGGAGTGGGATATACAGTTCCACCATTAATAACTATACTATCTTCAACTGGATCTGGATTTATAGGAACTGCTATCTTATCTAGTGGAGTATTGGGTCCTACTATAATAACTTCAGGTGGAGTTGGATATTCCACAATTCCATCAATTTATATATCACCATCACCAACTGGACAGAATGCCCAGGCAACTGCTGTACTAAATTCTACTGGAATTGTTACTTCTATTAGATACTCCAATTGTGGTGCAGGTTACACTATAAGTCCTAATATAACAATTACATCTCCAATTGGAATATCTACAGGAACTTATACTTTTAATGAAGTTGTAACTGGATCTAAGACTGGAACTAGTGCATATGTAAAAGAGTGGAATTCTAATACTAAAGTTCTTAAGATTTCTATAATAGATGGTAATTTTGTCATAGGTGAAACACTTGTAGGTGTGGGGGGAAGTTATACCATATATTCAATTCAAAAGGATGATATATACGACACATATGCAGAAAACGATCAAATTGAGATAGAAGCAGATAATGTAATAGACTTTAGTGAAAGAAATCCATTTGGAGAATTATAAACAATGAAAAATTTATAATTATACAATATTCATAAATAATTTGGGGAATTGTATTTAATTATGTTTGGAACATACTCCTACCATCAAATAATCCGAAAGGTTGTAATGTCTTTCGGGACGATGTTTAATGACATTTATATTGAGCATCAAGATGAGAGTAATAATGAATTTAGTACGATAAAAGTACCATTAGCATATGGTCCAATACAAAAATTTCTTGCTAAAATAGAACAAAAACCAGATTCAAGAAAAAGAGTCGCAATAACACTCCCAAGGATGTCATTTGAAGTTGGGCAACTTTCATATGATTCATCTAGAAAAAGTTCAACTCTACAAACATTTAAAGCACTTGCAGGTTCTAATAATACTCCTACAAATGTATATATGCCGGTCCCATATAATCTTCCATTAGAATTATCTATTGCTACAAAATATAATGACGATATGTTTCAAATTGTTGAACAAATTATTCCGTATTTTAGACCTGAATATAATTTAACAGTAGATTTAGTATCGTCAATAGGAGAGATGAAAGATATTCCAATTATTTTACAAAGTGTTGGTCCATTCCAAGATAACTACGAAGGTGATTATGATAGTCGTAGATTCATTACTTGTACTTTACAGTTTGTAGCAAAAATATATTTCTATGGTGCAATTCCATCTGGAGATAATGACAAATTTATTAAAAAAGTTACAGTTGATTATTATACAGATACTAATACACATAATGCATCACGAGAATTAAGATACACTGTAACTCCAAGATCCATTAGGGACTACGATAATGACCAAACTACAACAATTGCTGAAAATATAAATACTACAATAACTCAATTTAATGTATCGGATGCTACATCTTTAGTGGAGAATACTTATATTACTATAGGAACTGAAGAGATGTATATCCAATCTATTGTAGGGAATACTATAAAAGTATTAAGGGGACAAGATAAAACTACCGCTATAATACATGAAGATGGTGATGCAATAAATGTAATAAATTCTGTGGATAATGAATTGATAACTCCACCTGATGAATTTGGATTTGATGAAGAACGATTTGATTTTGGTGACGGTAGAATTTATAGTCCAACTAAGGGAGTAGATGTATGACTGGAAAATTTGATCACATAGAAGAAGCATTAGATATAGATGTCACAACTATATCTAAAGAGTATATTAAGGATACTCGTCAAGAAATAAAAAGACCTATAGGGTTAGATGAAATTGAAGGTGATAGTAGATATACTAGAGACAATCTCTATGATTTAGTTGAAAAAGGGCAAAATGCAATATACGAAATGTTAGAAATTGCAAAACAAACGCAAAAAGCAAGAGACTTTGAAGTTGTTGGGCAGTTAATTAAATGTGTGGGTGATGTTTCCGATAAATTATTGGATCTTCAAAGTAAAAAGAAAAAATTAAAAGAGGAAGATACTGCATCTAAAATTACAAATAATACTACAAATGCACTCTTTGTAGGATCGACTGCAGATTTGCAAAAGTTTTTAAAAGAAAGTATGAAATCTAAATAATTAAAAAAATGAAAACATTCTCAGAATTTCAGACTACTTCAGGAAAACTTAAAGGACATGATACTCCAGAACAGATATCAAAAAAATATAATGTTGGTATCAAATCAATTTTAAAGCAACTTAAAATGGGAATTGGGGTTGAAAGGGAACATAGTATCAATAAGGATATTGATACTGATCTTGCTCTTCACCATTTAGGAGAATTTCCAGATTATTATACTCGTTTAAAAAAATTAGAATTTCAAGCAAAAAAGAAATTAAATAAAGATTTAACTAAAAAGAAAGATAAATTAGAAGAACAGTATACTACGATACAGAGTAGAGGTTCAACTTATAATATAATCTTAACTTGGAAAGGTAATCCAATAAATATTCAAATATTCTTTCCACAACTAAAAAGACCAACGAGGGTTGAAGTGAAACGAGAAGTCGATAAAATCTATCCAGGAGCAAATTTGATATCATTTATACCCTCATATAAGGATCCAACTAAACCATTCCTATTTGCCGGAGACTGCAATGAACCCAGAAGATATTGAATTGAGAAATCTCAGTAAGATTTTTGAATATGAGAGGTTATCTAGAGAACTTGATGAATGTGAAAATATAAGTTCATTGAGACAGGTTGCAAAATCATATATTAAATTACACCTAAGTACTTTAGAAATAATTACAGAATTAAAAATTCCGATAGAATAATGGCTGCAGATCAATATCTAGGAAATCCTCATCTTAAAAGAGCTAACACTAAAATAGAGTTTAGTGCGGATCATATTCAAGAATTCATTAAATGTAAAAATGATCCGGTATATTTTTGTAAAAATTATGTAAAAATTGTAAGTTTAGATGATGGTGTAGTTCCTTTCAATATGCGGAAGTTTCAAGATAAACTTATTAAGAGATTTCATAAGCATCGTTTCAATATCTGCAAAATGCCTAGGCAGTGTGGAAAGGCATTATCTTTAGATACTCCTATTCCAACTCCAAGTGGTTGGACAACTATGGGGGAAGTAAAGGTAGGTGACGAAATCCTATCTATAAAAGGAACTCCAACAATCGTCACTTTTAAGACAGATGTGATGTATGACCACGATTGCTATAAAATATACTTTGATAATGGAGAAGAAATAATAGCAGATGCTGAGCATTTATGGGAAGTAAATAGTTCTTATTGGAGAAATGGAAAGAAAGTAGTAACAACACAAGATATAGCAAAAGTTTATGAATCTAAAAATAAAAATAAGAGAGATAAGGAAGTAAAAGGTGCTTACTTTATAGATATAAGTCTACCTCTAAATGTAGAACAAGATATAGAATTAAATATAGATCCATATCTTTTAGGGGTATGGTTGGGAGATGGGCATTCTAGTGATGGTAGAATTATTGCTCATAAAGATGATTTTGAATATTATAAGACAAAAATAGAGATTGAGTATGAAAGAACTGATAATAACTGTATCAGATTTAAGATTTACAACTTAAAGAATAAGTTAAAAGATAGTAATCTATTAAAAAATAAACATATACCCCAAGAATATTTAAGAGCATCTTATAATCAAAGATTAGAACTCCTTCGTGGTCTTATGGATACTGGTGGAAGTGTTAAAAAGGGCACTAAATCATTTGAGTTTTATCAAAAAAACTATGAGTTAATATTACAGGTTGTTGAACTATTATCCACATTAGGAATAAAGTCAAAGGTACGACATAAGAAAATAAATGATTGTTATTATTATACTATTTCATTTACATCTACAGAAGTAATATTTAATCTTCCTAGAAAGATAACCTCAACAAAAAATAATAACACATCTAGACCTCAAGAAAAAAGACATTATATACAAAATATAGAAAATGTAGAAAGTGTTCCAGTAGCTTGCATACAAGTCAATAGTGAAGATCACTTATTCTTATGTGGTAGAACATTTATCCCAACCCACAATACAACTACAGTTACTTCATATCTATTACATTATATAATATTTAATGATAATGTTAATATTGCTATATTGGCAAATAAAGCACAAACTGCAAAAGATATTTTAGGTAAACTTCAACTTGCCTATGAGAATTTACCCAAATGGATGCAGCATGGGGTAAAGATATGGAATAAGGCATCACTAGAACTTGATAATGGTTCTAAAATTCTTGCTGCATCAACTTCAACCTCTGCAGTTCGAGGTGGTGCATATAATATTATTGTATTAGATGAATTTGCATTCATTCCAAATCAAATAGCAGAAGATTTTTTCAGTTCGGTATATCCAACCATTACATCTGGTCAAAATACTAAAGTTATTATAATTTCAACCCCAAAGGGTATGAATATGTTTTATAAACTTTGGACTGATGCAGAACGAGGTAAAAATGAATATGTACCAACTGAAGTCCATTGGTCTGAAGTTCCAGGACGAGATCAAAAGTGGAAAGAACAGACTATTGCAAATACTTCTAAGGAACAATTTCAACAAGAATTTGAATGTGATTTTCTTGGTTCTAGTGATACTCTAGTCAGTGCATCAAAATTAAAATGTTTAATATATGATGATCCAATAAAAAGAAGCAATGGTCTTGATGTATATGTAAATCCAAAATCAGATCACAATTATCTTATGACTGTAGATGTATCAAGAGGTACGGAAAAGGATTATCATGCGTTTATATTATATGATATAACAAATATACCATATACAATCGCAGCAAAGTATAGGAATAATGAATTGACGCCTATGTTATATCCAGAGATAATATATCAAATAGCAGTAGCATATAATAATTCATATGTTTTAGTTGAAGTTAATGATATTGGTGAACAAATAGCAAAAGAATTACACTTCGATTTAGAATATGATAATTTATTAATGTGTTCTATGAGAGGTAGGGCAGGACAACTTGTTGGACAACAATTTTCTGGGAAAAAATCTCAACTTGGAATAAAAATGTCCAAACAAGTAAAACGAATAGGATGTTCAAATCTTAAAACTATCATAGAGGATGATAAATTACTAATAAGGGATTATGAAATAATTAGTGAATTAACTACATTCATCTCTAAAAATGGATCGTTTGAAGCTGAGCAAGGATGTAATGATGACTTAGCAATGTGTTTAGTTATATTTTCATGGCTGATAGTTCAAGATTATTTTAAAGATATGACGAACAATGATGTTCGTAAACGAATTTATGAAGAACAAAAAGATCAAATTGATCAAGATATGGCTCCATTTGGATTTATTTTGAATGGTATGGATGATGAAGAACAGGAAACTGTAGATAAAAATACCGGAGATAGGTGGTTATCTATTGATGCTAAAGAGCAGGATGGATTACTTAATTCTGAAAAGTGGAATACTGATGAATATGGAGATGTATCCACATTATGGGAATATAGTAATTATTGAGATAATTCTTTTATTTTATAAATACCTTTAGAGAAAATAGACTTCTTCAAGAGGTAAACAGATGGCGGTAAATTTAGTGTCTCCCGGTATTTTAACCAGAGAGGTTGATTTAACTTTAGGACGAATTCAAACTACTAATGTAAATGTAGGAGTTATTGCTGGACCTTTTGAAAAGGGTCCAATAAATCAACCTATATTGATTAAAAGTGAAAAAGAACTTTTAAGTATTTTTGGAAAGCCTGTTACTAAAGACTTTCAATCTGAATATTGGCTATCTGCAGCATCATATTTATCATATGGTGGTCATTTAAGAGTAATTAGAACAAGTAGCACTGAATTAAGAAATGCAAATATTGGTGTTTCCACCGCTAATGTTTCATCTTTAGTTATAAATTCAAAGGATGATTTTGAAATAAACTATCCTGATGTATCTAATTGGTATTTTGCATCCAGAAATGCAGGTTCTTGGGCAAATAAAGTTAAAGTTTGTGTAATAGATAATTTTGCCGATCAAATTATCTCTGGAATTAACACTACAAGTTTGGTTTCGATTGGTGTTACCGTTGGGTATGGAGTAACTCAATCATTAAGTGGTCGCACTGTGAATGTAGGAACTTCAGTAACTACATATACAACTGAATATATTAGAGGTTTGATTACTGGAATTGGTAATAGTGAGATTTATATAAAAATTACTGATATGATATCTCCAAATACTGGAATATCATCTCCAATAGAATATAAAATACCAGGTTCAACATCAGGAAATGCATACTCATTTGTAGGTACTGGAACCACTATCAACATTGTTAATTCATCAGGTATTACTACTGCAACATTAACATCTGCTACTGTTTCAGATTGGTATAATCAACAAACTTTAGGATTGACTAATTCTACAGTATATTGGAAAAATATTGCTAATAAACCTGGAACCTCAACATATGCAGCAGATAGGAATTCTAAAAATGATGAACTTCATGTAGTTGTAATTGATGATTCAGGTTCAGTTAGTGGAATTGTTGGGAATCTATTAGAGAAATTCACTTTCCTAACTAAATCTACTGATGGAAAATCAATTCCATCTGAAAATATATACTATAAAAATTATTTAACCAATAATTCGAATTATATCTACCCTGGAAAAGTTTTATACTCATCTGCACCTTCTAAATTAATTCCAACTGTAGGTAATGTTTCACAATTTACCACTACAACTGGAAATTGGGGTCAAGAAACCTCCAATATTGCATTCGCACCAGTAGGTAGTATATCATATAGTCTTACCGGTGGGGTAGATTATTCTGGAGTGGGTGGATATTCTGCAACATTAAGTAATATTATATCATCATACCAAGTAGTTTTAGACAAACCTGAGTTAAATATAAATTATTTAATTGGTGGTCCATCTGGAATCACAAAATATGAATCCCAATCTAAGGCAAACTCAATATTAGCAATTGCTGAAAGTAGAAAGGATTGTGTTGCTGTAATATCTCCATTCCGAGGAAGTGTGATTGGTAATTCTAATTCAGATGTACAAACTGCAGATATTATAGATTTCTTTGAAGGTGTTCAATCGAGTTCTTATGGTATTCTCGATAGTGGATATAAGTATGTTTTTGATAGATTTAATAATAAATTTGAATATATCCCATGTAATGCAGATGTTGCTGGTTTATTAGCAAGAACTGCATCTGAAAGATATCCTTGGTTCTCACCTGCAGGAACTTCTAGAGGTTCTTTGAAAAATGCAATTAAGTTAGCATACAATCCAAATAATAGTCAGCGTGATGACTTATACACTAAGAGAATTAATCCTATTATAACTACAAAAGATAGTGGAATAATATTATTTGGAGATAAAACTGCATTAAGTAGTTCCTCCGCATTTGATAGAATTAATGTTAGACAATTATTCCTAGTTCTAGAAGATACTATTGAAAATTCTGCAAGACAGCAATTATTTGAATTTAATGACGAAATTACAAGAATTAACTTTGTAAATATTATAGATCCATATCTCCGTGATGTACAATCAAAACGAGGTATTACTGAATATTTAATAGTTTGTGATGAATCCAATAATACTCCAGAGATAATTGACAATAATGAGTTTAAAGCTGACATTTATGTAAAACCTGCAAGATCAATTAACTTTATTGGATTAACTTTTGTTGCTACTCGTACTGGACTCAACTTCTCTGAAGTTGTGGGTACTGTTTAATTTAAAAATTTATTTCTAGGAGTAATCAGATGCCTAAGTTTAACGAAAGAACTTTACTTAATTTTAGATCCCAATTAGCAGGAGGTGGTGCTAGATCCAACCTATTTGAGTGTGCTTTGCAATTTCCAGTTCTAGATGGTGATGCTACTGCCAATTTAAATAATAATGATAATTTAACAAAATCACGATTTTTCATAAAATCAACTCAAATTCCTAGTTCATCTATAGGAACTATAAATGTTCCATTTAGAGGTAGAAATTTAAAAGTTGCAGGAGATAGAACATTTGAACCCTGGACTATTACAGTTATTAATGATACTGACTTCACCCTTAGGCATACTTTTGAAACATGGATGAATTTCATCAATAGACATGGAGATAATGCAGGAATAATAAATCCTGCTTCATATCAGACAAATATGGATGTTATGCAACTATCCAGATCTGCTGATAATAATACCATCCCATCCGGATCTGGAAATGCTACTATCACTCCAAATACGAACTCTAGGTCCAGTACTGATAAGAACTATGGAATTTTAAGACAATATAGATTCTATGGAGTGTATCCTTCAGATGTAAGTACAATTGAATTATCTTATGATAGTGCCGATACAATTCAGGAATTTTCAGTAACTTTCCAAACTCAATATTGGGATGTTGTTGCTCCTGGTGACAATAATCAAGGTACTATTAATACTGGTAATATTATTGCTTCTTCACAACTAACCTAAATAATACACTACTCATAAAATTGTGATTAATGGCTAAATTATTTGGTTTTAAGATTGAAGATACTGGAGATAGTAAGAATAGTAAAATATTATCTCCAGTTCCACCCAATAATGAAGATAGTTCTGATTATTATATAACTAGTGGTTTTTATGGGCAATATGTAGATATTGAGGGTGTTTATAAAAATGAGGCAGATTTAGTTAGAAGATATCGAGAGATGTCTTTGCAACCAGAATGTGATAGTGCTATAGAAGATATTATAAATGAGGCTATTGTATCAGATTTAAATGATAGTCCTGTTCAAATAGAATTATCAAATCTTCCAGCATCAGATAAATTAAAAGAGGTAATAAGAAAAGAATTTAAATATCTAAAAGAAATGATGGACTTCGATAAGAAGGCTCATGAGATATTTAGAAATTGGTATATTGATGGACGAATATTTTATCATAAGGTTATAGATATATCTAATCCAGAAGATGGAATTAAAGAAGTACGATATATTGATCCTCTGAAAATAAAATATATACGAAAACTTAAAAAAACTCAACAAAGCACTCTTGCTAAACAAGTAAGATCAATGCTTTCAGATAGGGATATTAACGATCAAACCAATCCAGAAATTGAGGAATATTATTTATATGACCCAAATGTAGGATATTCTGCTACAAAAACAAATACTCAAACAAGTTTTAGTGCAGGATCTCAAGCAATTAAAATAACTAAAGATTCTATTGTTTTTATTACATCTGGACTTGTAGATAGAAATAGACAAACAGTACTATCATATCTACATAAAGCAATTAAATCTCTCAATCAACTACGAATGATTGAAGATAGTTTGGTGATTTATAGACTATCCCGTGCTCCAGAAAGAAGAATTTTCTATATTGATGTCGGAAATCTTCCAAAGATTAAAGCTGAACAGTATATGCGAGATACGATGAATAGATATCGTAATAAATTAGTATATAATGCAGATACTGGTGAAATTAAGGATGATAGGAAATATATGGCTATGCTTGAGGACTACTGGTTACCTCGTCGTGAAGGTGGAAGAGGTACTGAAGTAACTACACTTGCTGGAGGGCAGAATTTAGGAGAGTTAAGTGATATTGAATACTTCCAAAAGAAATTATACAAATCTTTAGGAGTACCATCAACTCGGTTAGATAGTGGTGGTGGATTTAATCTTGGAAGATCATCTGAAATTTTGAGAGATGAACTAAAATTCACAAGATTTGTAGGGAGATTGAGAAAAAGATTTTCTCAAATATTTATAGATTTACTTAAGACTCAACTTATTTTAAAAAATATTGTTACGATAGATGATTGGGAAAGATTAAACGATCACATTCAATTTAATTTCTTATATGATAATCATTTTTCAGATCTAAAGAAAAATGAAATAATGAACGATAAGTTGGGAGTGGTTGCTGCAATGGATCCATACCTAGGTCGTTACTTTTCTGCAGATTATGTAAGACGAACTATACTTGGTCAGTCTGATAGTGAAATTATTGAAATAGATCAACAAATTCAAAAAGAAATTGAAGAAGGTATAATTCCAGATCCAAAATCTATGATGCAACCTAATATAGATGCTCAACAATTAAGTCAAGTGGGACAAGTTGGGGGTGAAACTTTAGGGGCACCTATGAAAGAACCTGGAGTATCTGATACCAGTACTTCAGCTCCAGAAACTGGACAGATATAAATAACCACGAATAGTATATTTAAATTGTATGGAAAATTTAGTAAGTATGATTATTTCTGATGAAAGTCCTGCAGAAATAAGCGACAAAATTAAAGAGATACTTTACACCAAAGCAGCAGAAAATGTAGATACACTTAAACCTTATATTGCTTCTGCATTATTTGGAGAAGATGATGTGGATTATGAAGATGCATGATGAAGGATATATGGCAAGAAGTGAATTCGATACAATTATCAAGGCAGTTTCTTTATTGAGAAAAAATATAAAAAAAGGAAATCAACAACTTCCTGCCTGGGTTCAATCAAAAATAACAAAGGCAACAGATTATATCGATACTGCCGCAGATTATCTTAATAGTGATGAAGAAGTATCTGAGGCATGTTGGGACGGATATACTGCAAAAGGTATGAAGAAAAAGGGTAAAAAAATGGTTCCAAACTGTGTTCCTACAAATGAGCAAGTAAGTGATACATCTACTCCCCAAGAAACGTTTGATAGACAAGTTAATGCCACAACAGGATTACCCCCAGAACTTAAAATAAAAGTTCTTTCATCTGCCGCCAAACTTCATCCGGCAGCAAAAAAAACCTTCGAGTCCTTTATGGTCGAAGCATCTGCTACCTGGCAAAGAAAAGAAGGTAAAAATCCTGAAGGTGGTTTAAATGCTGCTGGAGTTGCTTCTTATAGAAGACAAAATCCAGGATCAAAATTACAAACTGCCGTTACAACAAAACCCTCAAAATTAAAACCAGGATCTAAAGATGCCAAGCGTAGAAAATCATTCTGCGCACGTATGGGAGGAGTAGATGGACCTATGAAAGATGAAAAAGGGCGCCCAACCAGAAAAGCATTGGCACTAAGGAAGTGGAATTGTTAGTATGGAAATTGAAGATATTATTTTAAAAGAAGATGATGTGGATTATGAAGATGCATGATGGAAGGATATTCTGATTTATCTGAGTTCTTTTCTATTGTAGAAAAGGCAAAAAGTGAAAAGAAACATAAAAAAGAACAATTCAAGTCCAAAGATGACTTGGAATACAACGGCAAGTACAGCATTAACCCAATCGGGTGGAACTCAATGCACGGCACAAATTAAAGGAACTATCAGGATAACTGTTGCTGGAACAATTATTCCACAAGTATCTCTAGAAAATGCTGCTGCTGGTATAGTTCAACCGAACTCATATTTTAAAGTAAGTAGAATAGGTTCTGCAACCACTTCATATAATTAATATGAAAATTGAACGAAAACATATATCTAATAATGTTATTGGGAAATTGTAAAGTAATAAATAACTAATATAACTACTGAAACATAATGTCTGCATATAATATAGTACAAAAACTTCCAAATTTAGATAATATTTCTATTGGAGGTATTAGTACTTCAGTTCCAATTGCATTGAAATCTGGATATTTAAGGATATTACCAGAAGCAAATGCTTATATTGAACTTGGTTATTCACCTGGAGTAAGTTCTACAACTTCTAGTTTGTGGGTTTTGGGTGGAACTGAAGTAATTCTAAAGGAAATAGTTCGTTCCCAACCTGCAGTTGGAGTGCAAACTGGTACAACTACAGATGTAATATTTGCAGGTGGTACCGGATGTTCTTTTAATGTTGGTGATTATGTGGAATTGAGTGGATTTTTACCAGTAGGAATTAATACTAATTTTGCACAAGTTGCTACTGTAGATACCAATACATCATATAATGGACTACATGGAACTAAAATGTCTATTGTATGGGATACTTCATCAATAGTTGGAGTTATTACTAATACTAGTGGAAATGTTAGAAAAACAATAAAAGTTGCCGCACTTAATGCAAGTAGTGGATTAAATACTATACACATTACAGAAGTTCAAGTCGTATCCAATTTTAGCTAATGAAACTCATCACAGAAGAAATCGAACAAGTAGAAGTTATCGTTGAGAATATCAACGGTAAGAAGTCATTATTTATTGAGGGAGTTTTCCTTCAAGGAGATGTGTGCAATCGAAATAAAAGAATGTATCCAATGGATACATTACGAATGGGTGTAAAATTATATAATGAAAATTATCTTATTCCAGGAAGAGCAGTTGGAGAACTTGGACATCCTCAAGGTCCATCTATTAATTTAGATAGAGTTTCTCATAAAATCGTATCATTAAAAGAACAAGGAAGCAATTTTGTAGGTAGAGCTAAAATCTTAACCTCATTACCTATGGGTAAAATTGCTGCTGGTCTTTATGAGGAAGGTGTGAAATTAGGAGTATCTTCCCGTGGAGTAGGATCACTTTGTCCTACAACTGAAGGTTATAGTGTTGTTGGTGAAGATTTTATGCTTTCAACTGCTGCAGACATAGTTCATGATCCTTCTGCACCTAATGCATTTGTAAATGGTATACTTGAAGGAGTAGATTGGATATACGATTCTACTCATAATGAATGGTTATTAGATTCCACTAAAAAGAAAATAAATCGATTGGTTGAGAGTAGACAATTGGAAGAAAAAAAATTAGAATTATTTAATGAATTTTTGAGTCTACTATAATAAAATTACAAATGAAGACTTTTAGAGAGTTTATTGATGAGAGTTCTGCAACTCAAAGAGTTATAAGTAGGGCTATTGATATTATTAAAAACACTTCAATTGAAAGAAATCCTGAAAAAATTCACACATATATAAATTTAATTAGAAAATCCAGAGAAAGGCTTCCAAAAGAACCAGAAAGTAGAGAGCATAGAAAAGATAAATTTTTAGAGCCTACTTATAGATTAAGTCCAGAAGAAATAAAGAATAATCCCCCAACCCCAACTAAAAATCCAAAAAAATTGAGAAAACAAAGATCCTTGGGTGAATTATTATAAAATAACATAAAATATAAAAAATATAAATAAACATAGATTTAATAAAGGTAAATCGGAGAGTTCAAATGTCTCGTGGTAAAAACTTACAAGAAATGGAAGTAGGCACTAAACAATCTAAAACTGCTGTAAATGCTGGTGCAAGAGCAGGAGACCCAATTTCCAAATTGACTACAGGCATTCCTGATGGTCAAACTGATACTTGGGAAGATTTAGGTGGTCCTACCCCAGATAATTATACTAATGATCCGGAGGGTCCTGCAAAATTAAAGGACCCTGCGGCAAGATTGAGCACAGTATCTAATGTTGTTAACAAAAGAGCTAGAAAAGCAGATCCAATGCCCCATTTAAAATCTGGAGTTAAGGAATCTTCTGAAGATGATGAAGAATATGAAGTAGAATATGATGAGGAAGATGAATCTGAAGTAGTTTCAGAAGAATCTGAAGATGAAGATGAAGATGAAGATCTTAGCAAAAAATTTCCTAGAAAAAAATCTAAGAAAGGTGCTAAGGAAAATGAAGATGAAGATGAAGATCCTGAAGATGAATCTGTAAAAGAACAATTTCAACAGATTGAATCTCAAATTGAAGAAGATGTGCAAGCACTTCTTTCAAATGAAGAACTCTCCGAAGAATTTAAGTTCAAAGCAAAAACTGTTTTTGAAGCAGCATTGAATGCTAGAACTGAACAGATTGAGGAAGCCATTATTTGTAAATATGAAATACAACTTCAAGAAGAAATTCTTGAAGTTGCTGAAGTACTCGAACAACGCATCGATGCTTATTTGGAATATGTTGCTGAAGAATGGATTTCCGAGAACGAACTTGCTATCGAGCAAGGACTTCGTTCTCAAATGACTGAAAGTTTCCTTGTAAATCTCAAAAATCTTTTTGAAGATCATTATGTAACAATCCCTGAAGAGAGATATAATGTACTAGAAGATATGGTAGGCAAACTTGATGATATGGAGACTAAACTCAACGAGCAAATTAAAACTAATGTTGCTCTTAATAAAAGACTAGCAGAGTCAGTTACCAATGTAATTTTAGGTGAAATTTCTGAAGGTCTAGCACTTTCTCAGAAAGACAAGCTCGCTTCTCTTGCTGAAAATGTTGAGTTTGATGGTGAAGCAGAATATCGTGAGAAATTAGTTGCACTGAAGGAATCTTATTTCCAAGGTAAAACTGGTACTCATAGAAATACTCAAGACTATCTGGTAGAAGATACATCTATTGAATATAATGCACCACCTAGTGGAACCATGGGTATCTATCTAAATGCTCTTGAAAGAATTTCCAAAAAGTGATTTTTTAATCATAAATTAATCAAACTAACAAACAATTTTTAACCAAAAGAGGTAAAACAAATGCAAATGTTCAACGCAGAGCATCTGCAGGATAAGTGGGCTCCAATTCTTGATTATAGAGGTACTACTCCTATTCAAGATTCTCATCGTAGAGCTGTAACTGCTATCCTGTTAGAAAATCAAGAACAAGCTCTTAGAGAGGAAAGAGAATTCCTTTCAGAATCACCAACAGTGAATACTGATCCAGGTGGAACTGGTTCTGCTGGATTTAGTTATGGTGCTAGTGCAGCAGGTCCAGTAGCAGGTTTCGATCCTGTTCTAATTAGTCTTATTCGTCGTTCAATGCCAAACTTGGTCGCATATGACCTAGCAGGTGTTCAACCAATGAATAGTCCAGTAAGTCTCATTTTCGCAATGAGATCTAGATATGTAAATCAATCTGGACCTGAAACTTTCTACAATGAAGTTGATACCTCATTCTCAGGACAAAATTCTGGATTCGGTCATACTTCATATCCTGGATACACTGGCGGACCTTCAGATAATGTAGGTTTCGGTACTACTGCGCAATCCGGATCCAATCCTGGATTACTCAATGCAAGCCCCGTTGGTAATTATCAAGTAGGACAGGGTATGTCCACTGCTCAAGCTGAATCTCTTGGAGATGGTGCAGTAGGTAATCAGTTTAATGAAATGGCTCTCAGTATTGAGAGAATTTCAGTTACCGCAAAGTCTAGAGCACTGAAGGCAGAATATAGTTTAGAACTCGCACAAGACCTTAAGGCAATTCACGGTCTTAATGCAGAAGCTGAACTTGCTAATATCCTTAGCACTGAAATTCTTGCTGAAATTAACCGTGAAGTTATTCGTACCTTGTATCTAATTGCAGAACCTGGTGCTCAAAATAACGTAGCAACTCCTGGGATATTTGACTTAGATATCGACTCCAACGGTCGTTGGTCTGTTGAGAAATTCAAAGGTCTTATCTTCCAAATTGAAAGAGATGCTAACCTAATCGCACAAAGAACTCGTAGAGGGAAGGGTAATATCATCATGTGTTCTGCAGACGTTGCTTCTGCCCTATCACATGCAGGTATTCTTGACTATACCCCTGCTCTAAACGCCAATCTAAATGTTGATGATACCGGTAATACTTTTGCTGGTGTTCTTCAAGGTAAGTTTAAGGTTTATATTGACCCATATTCTGCTAATAACTCTGATACTCAGTATTATGTTGCAGGTTATAAGGGTTCTTCCCCTTATGATGCTGGACTATTCTATTGTCCTTATGTACCTCTCCAAATGGTTCGTGCCGTTGGTGAGAATTCCTTCCAACCAAAAATCGGGTTCAAGACTCGTTATGGTATTGTTGCTAATCCATTTGCTGAAGGACTCAATTCCGGTCAAGGAAGACTTAATAAGAATTCCAACACCTACTACAAGAGAACTCTTGTTAAGAATCTAATGTGATCTTTATTTAAAGATTATAACTCAAGGACCCGAAAGGGTCCTTTTTTATTGGAAATTTTACTCCAAATATCACATAAATTAAGTCAAATAAATATTAACGTTAGTGATACTAATATAAATGACTCAAACTCCCTGGACAAGACAGATAGAAAATAGAAATTTCTTATCTCCGGTAGGATTTAAATTTAATCTTACTAAAAAACCAAAAATAGATTTCTTTTGCAATTCTGCAAATATTCCTGGAATTAATATGGGAGTTGCGATGCAACCAAATTACCTTAGACCACTACCAGTTCCAGGAGATATACTATCATATGAGGATTTAACAATACGATTTAATGTAGATGAAGATATGGTGAATTACTTGGAAGTTTATAATTGGTTGGTGCAATATGGATTTCCATTCAGTAGAACTCAATATCAATCACTATTAACTGAAGATACAATAAATCCAGGAACTCAGACTGCAATCTCAGGAATGTCCGATGCATCATTACTAATCTACACTAGTAATTACAATCCAAACATTGAAGTAAATTTTAAAGATATATTTCCAGTATCATTAAGTACCATTAATTTCGATACAACTTTAACTGATATTAGATATGTAACTGCAGAAGCCACTTTCAAATATACCATATATGATATAATAAAACTATAACTCATTACATTTTTTATGAATATAAATGAAATTGAAAATCTTTGGGAAGAAGATTCAAAACTTGACCCAGATAATTTACATTTAGAAAGTCTAAAAATTCCATCATTACATTCTAAATATCATAAAATATACAATAATTTAATACTTCTAAAAAAAATGGAGGATAATAAATTATCAGAACTGTCAAAGGAAAAGTGGTTATATTATTCAGGAAAGGCATCAGTAGAAGTATATAAGGGAAATCCATTTGACCATAGAGTAATTAAACAGGATTTGGACAAATATTTAAGTTCAGATTTAGATTTATTAAAACTCAAAACCAAAATCGATTACTATAATTTAATGATTGAATATTTGGAAAGTATTATAAAAACAATACATAATCGAACATTTGTTATAAAAAATGCAATAGATGTGATGAAATTTACTGCGGGATTTGACTAATGGAACCTAATGTTATCATTTCTAAAAAAAATGAAGCTTATCTAAAACTTACATGTGATCCTCATATTTTATATGAATTGTCACCATACTTCACATTTGAAGTTCCAAGTGCCAAATTTATGAAAGGAAACAAATATAAAAGATGGGATGGGCAAATTCACCTATTGAATGTTCATAATGGAGAGATTTATGTAGGTCTTCTTGATAAATTAATTGAGAAAATAAAATCACATGAATATACTTATGAATTTAAAGATAATAAAATATATGGATTACCATATGAGGAAAATGAATTAATTTCATATGAAGGAGTAAAGGAGTATATGTCGTCTATTATTAATTCAAAATATACCCCTCGTGATTATCAAATTGATGCAGTAACGGATGCATTAAAATATAATAGAAAGTTATTAATTTCACCTACATCTTCTGGAAAGAGTATGATGATTTATGCTATAACTAGATATTATACTCATAAAAATTATAATACTTTAATTATTGTTCCAACGACTTCTTTAGTCGAACAGTTACATAAAGATTTTGAAGATTACGGATGGATTTCTGATGAGTATGTTCATAAAATATATTCAGGAAGGGAGAAAATAACTAATAAGCAAGTTACAATTTCTACATATCAGAGTATATACGATATGGAGAAAAGTTACTTCAATAATTTTGATGTTGTAATTGTTGATGAAGCCCATCAAGCAAAAAGTAAATCTATAACTGGCATTTTAAACAAAATGTTAGATACTAAATATCGATTTGGATTTACTGGAACATTAGATGGTTCTCAAACCAATAAGTGGGTCCTTGAAGGTCTTTTTGGTCCATCATATAAGGTAACTCGTACAGATGAGTTAATGAGGCAGGGAAGCATCGCACAACTACAAATTGAAGTGATAATTCTACAGCATACTGGAAGAAATTTTCAAGAATATAATGATGAAATTGAATATTTAATTTCACATGAAAAAAGAAATAATTTTATAAAAAATTTAGCATTAGATTTAAAAGGTAATACTCTAATTCTTTATAGTAGGGTAGAAACCCACGGTTGCATATTATATGAACTTATAAATAATGATGTATCAGATGAACGAAAAGTATTTTTTGTTCATGGTGGAGTTGATGCTGAAGAACGTGAAAAAATACGAGAAATTACTGAGAATGAGACTAATGCTATCATTATTGCATCTTATGGTGTTTTCAGTACAGGAGTTTCCATCCGTAATCTACACAACTTGATTTTTGCAAGTCCTTCCAAATCCAGAATACGTAATCTTCAAAGTATTGGAAGAATTCTTAGAAAATCCAATACTAAAAATGAAGCAATATTATATGATATTTCAGATGATATAACTTACAATTCCCGAAAGAATTATACATTAAAGCATCTAATAGAACGAATTAAAATATATACCGAAGAAAATTTCAATTACATAATACACAAAATTAATTTTAAAGATAAACATGGATGAAGAATTTTATGCAGTATTAAAATTAGTATCTGGAGAGGAGATATTTTCAAAAATATCCTATGCAGATGAAGATGATAGAGTATTGGTAATCTTAGATTATCCAATCACTATTGAAACAGTTGTTATTCCAAAAGTAAATGTTCCAGTTGCTAAAGTTCAACCTTGGATAAAATTATCGGAAGACACAATGTATATAATGACATTAGATAAAATTATTACTATGACAGAATGTGATGATAATACTTTGATTAGGATGCATAAAAAATATGTAAAAGAATTCAATAAACGATCTAATGGTATAGATGATACTAATGAGATTAAGATAACAGAGAATATGGGATATGTATCTACAGTATCTGATGCTAGAATATCTTTAGAAAAACTTTATCATTCTTCAACTTCTAATAATACTTTTGAATAATTATAAATCTTACCCTTCGGGTAAGTCCTACGGATTATCTTAAATTAAGATATTATACCATAATAAGACGGCAACCAACCCAATGTTCCTACAGATTATCTAAGTTCTTTATTACTAAAGAAGTTTCTCAAACTCCACAGAAATATTTTAGTGAGGTTTAGGTAAATTGTCAAGAGTATAAATACTCAACTTTAAAAATTGACTATAGGTGTTTGTAAGACTAGTATTAATCAAAACTAAACATATAAAATGAACAAAAAACAAAAGAATATCCATTATGTAAATAATAAGGAATTCCATGAAGCATTAGTTGTCTATAAGAAAAAGATTGAAGATGCCAAAATAAAAGGACTCAATAAACCAAAGATACCAAATTATCTTGGAGATTGTTTTTTAAAAATTGCTACTCACCTTTCATATCGTCCAAATTTTGTAAATTATATGTATCGTGACGACATGATCAGTGATGGGGTAGAAAATTGTTTACATCGTTCAACTATTGTTCCAACAATTGAATATGGACCAGTTGAAATACAAACTCTTGTAGGGAAGGAAGCTACAGTTTGTTGTAAAGATGGGATGTGGAGGAAAGCCATAGGGAAGTCCTATGGAAAGCAAATGCTTTATGAGTATGGATTTGCTTCTTTTAATATTCCAGCAGATGAAGTATTTTTAAAGGTAATTGCGACCGAAAATCATAGATGGTATGTAAAGAGCCGAAGAAATAATAAAAGAACTTTAGATAGACTTAATGTTGTAGTTGATGATTTAAGAATTGGAGATTGTTTAGAACATTCTCCCTCTGAAATTAATTTAGATAGAACCGGAGTTCTTCACGGATTATTATATGGAGATGGTTCAGGCCATAAGGATACAGTTTATGGAAATCCAGTTGCTATAACTCAAGGGTCAAAATACGCAAGAATAAGAGTATGTAAGCAAGATTTAGTTCAACAAGAAATAATTGAATTACTTGAAGAGTTTGGATATCATCCAACATATCCAAAATCAGCTAATGGAGACCCTTGTTATTATCTTGGAAAACTCCCATATGTTAAGGATTTACCATTCACAACAGACCCAGAATATATTGCTGGGTTTATTTACGGGTGGTGGTTAGCCGATGGAAGTAAAACCACTCTATCCAAGAGACTTCAAATTAGCACTTCAAATGAAAGTGCCGCACAGTGGTTGTTGGAATATTCGTGCTATGCTGGGTATCTTGTTATCGCACATAGAATAAAAGAAAGGTGTGCGGGGGATGGTTCATATGAAAATGGAAAACCATTACACGTAATTACTTTAGCTAAACCTGAAGAATATGAAGCAAAGGTTAGATATATTAAAGAATATGGAGAAGATGAAGTTTTTTGTTTAGAGGAACCTGAAACTAATAGTTTTGTTTTAGGAAATGGACTTCTGACGGGAAATTGTTTAACTTACATTCATAATTTTGACACTGAAAGAACTAATCCTTTTGCATATTTTACTCAAATTGTATATTATGCGTTTCTACGTCGTATAAGTAGAGAAAAGAAGCAAGTAGAGATTAAAGAAAAACTTTTGGAAAGAAGTTCATTTGAAGAAGTTTTTACAGCAGATGAAAATTATAATGTTTCTGAATATAATGCTATTAAGGATGCTATACATTTAAAATATTAAATTTGGAAATATATTATGCAAATAGGTTTGATAACAGATACTCATTTCTCTTTTAAAAAATCAAATAAAATATTTCATCAATACTTCAAGCAATTTTATGATGAAATATTTTTTCCTACCTTAGAAGACCTACAAATACAATCTATAATACATTTGGGGGATGCTTTTGATAATCGTAAGGGGGTGGATTACTGGGGACTAGAGTGGGCACAGAGAGTGGTTTATGATAGACTTCAGGATATGAATATTGAAGTCTATCAGATTGGTGGAAATCATGATTGCTCATATAAAGACACTAATAAAATTAATGCTATTGATACTTTATTGAGAGATTATGATAATGTTATAAAAATTACTGAACCCAAAGAAATGATAATTGGAAATACTGCTTCAGTTATGGTTCCTTGGATTTGTAAAGAAAATGAAGAACGAACATTTAATTTATTAGAAAATTCTCAAGCTAGAGTTGTATTTGGTCATTTAGAACTTACGGGATTTACTTTATTTCCAGGGCAAGTTCAAAATCATGGAATGAGTGTTGAAAAATTTAAAAAATTTGACAGAGTATTTTCTGGGCATTATCATACTCGCAGTACTGATGGTAAAGTTTTCTATCTTGGAAATCCATATCAGATGTTTTGGTCAGATGTTGATGATGTTAGAGGATTTCATATATTTGATACTGAGACATATGAACTTAAATTTATAAAAAATCCATATAATATATTTGAAAGAATTTATTATTCTGATACTGTGGATACTGATTTTGATTTTTCTATAGTTGAGAATAAAATAGTAAAAGTTGTAGTAAAAGAAAGAAATAATCAAATAAAATATGATAAATTTATTTCTGAAATTCTAAAGAAAAATATTATTGATCTAAAAGTAGTTGAGATTATTGATATAAATCAAAATAAAGTTGATCTTACTGAGGATGATGGTGAGGATACATTAAGTACTTTGGATAAATATTTGGAAAAAGTAGAAATTAATTTAGATAAAACTATGATTAAAAAAATACTTCATGATACCTATAAAGAAGCTTTGGAGTTGGAGATGTCGTAGATGTACATGTTATCACTATCGGAGAAGTCTGAAGAGGGAGCCTTTGCGATTATTGATTGTGATGGTGAGAAAGTTTTAGTCTTTTTTGAGGAAGAGGAAGATGCGGAAAGATATGGGGGACTTCTAGAAGCTGATGGATATCCAGAAATGGAAGTGGTAGAAGTTAATGATGAAAATGCTGTTAAAACTTGCGAATTGTATAATTACAATTATACTGTAGTGAAATCTGATTACCTTGTAATACCACCTAAAGAAGATGTTGCTTTTTCAAAAAATAAAATTTAAAAATTTTCTAAGTACTGGGCATCAAATTACAGAGGTAAACTTTGTAGATAGTAGAACTACTTTGATAAAAGGAACTAATGGTGAGGGTAAGAGTTCTATATTTTCTGCGTTAATTTTTTCACTTTATGGTAAATCTAATCGTAAAACAAATAAAATTCAATTAGTAAATAGTGTAAATAAAAAAGATTGTTTGGTAGAAGTTGAGTTTGAAACTAGAGGATCACAATATAAAATTGTACGGGGAATTTCTCCAAATATTTTTGAAATTTGGATTGATGGTAAATTACAAAATCAAGATGCAAATAGTAAAGATCAACAAAAATTTTTAGAAGAGAATATTTTAAAAATGTCTATGAAGACATTTAATCAAGTTGTATTATTGGGAAGTAATAATTTTATTCCATTTATGCAACTTTCAGCACAAGATAGAAGGGATTTGGTGGAGGAATTATTAGATATTAAAATTTTTTCAACCATGAATAATATCTTAAAAGAAAAAATAAAAAATATTGAAAGAAAGTTAAATGAAAATATAATTAATAAATCTACTATTCAAGATAAAATTGAAATGCAGACTGAGTTTATTAAAACACTCACAAATAATAGTGAAGAAATTATTCAAAATTATAGAAATAAAATTGATGATATTGAAAATGAGATAGATTTGTTGAATTCATTGAATGGGGATATGGCATCATCTATTAATGATGAGAGAGTTAAATTAGATGAGATTTCATTTTCTGAAAAAAAATTAAAGCAATTATCTGGAATTTCTGGAAAGTTGGAGATGAAGACTTCATTTCTTCAAGAAGAAGTAGATTTCTTTAATAAAAATGAGATATGTCCAACTTGTAAGCAAAATTTACAAGTTGAATTTAGAAATGAAAAAGTTAAATATCTTGAAAATGAACTTCAAAATTTAGAAAATGGATTTCTTGAACTCCAAACTGCTATTAAGGATGAGGAGGAACGAGAGAATGTGGTTAAAGATATAACATCTAAAATTTCTAAAATAACTACTAAAATAACTACAAATAATTCTCAAATTTCTCAATATTCTAGGCAGAGGAAATCTTTAGAAAATGAGATTGATGAACTTACGGATAAAATAAAAAATCAAAGTGTAGAGAAAAAAATTCTCAGTAAATTGATAAAAGATGACAATAAATTAGACAAAGAATTATTGAAATGTAAAGAAGCAATTCAATATTTTGAATTTTCTCATATTTTAATGAAAGATAATGGTATTAAATCTAAAATTATGGAAAAATATATTCCATTAATTAATCAAAAAATTAATACTTATCTTCAAATGATGGATTTTTATATTAATTTTACTTTAGATGGAGAGTTTAAGGAAACTATTAGAACACCAATTCATGAAGATTTTACATATAGTTCTTTCAGTGAAGGGGAGAAGTCTAGAATAAATCTAAGTCTTATTTTATGTTGGAGAGAAATTGCAAGAATGAAAAATTCAGTTAACTGTAATTTGATATTATTTGATGAAACTTTAGATAGTTCTTTAGACCAATCTGGAATTAGTGATTTTCTTAGAATTATCAATCATGTGATAGTTGATGCTAATGTTTTTGTAATTTCTCATCGTGATGGATTTGAAGATAATTTTGATAAAATATTAGAAGTTAAAAAAGTAAATGGATTTTCTAAAATTTTTACTTGACTTTTTTGAAAATATAGACTATATTGTGATTTGAAATTATCTCGTGATTTACAAATATGTCTGAAATTCCAGAAAAGTCAAGAAAAATTAATGATTACAGTATAAATTCCTCTGATGCAGTAACATTTATTGGAAGTAATCTTCCTGGGGGTTCGTATAATAATTATTGGGATGATGATGGGTTTAGTTGGACTGGAAATCCATATGCATATTCTTCTGATAATGTAGTATTCAACCCTACATCAGAAGTTAAAGTACAGGATACTTCTAAGAATACTAATGGTTTCTGGAAGTATAGTGAAGATGAGACTTTAAAGGTAGTGGAACAATACCTCTCAAGTACTTATCATGGTCATTATACTTCGGAAAATTCTAAAGTTCAGGTTCTTGATATTATTGAAGCAATTGGAGATGGTGTTCCATTTTGTCGGGATAATCTAATTAAGTATTCTTCCCGTTTTGGTAAGAAAAACGGAACATCTAAACTTGACGCACTAAAGATTATCCACTACGCTATTCTTCTATACCATTTCTCTGGATTTCATACCGAAACTAAAAATAATAATGAAACTTACTGAAAACACTATATCAATTTTAAAGAATTTTGCATCTATTAATCCAAGTATATATATCCGTAAAGGTAATATTATTCGTACTATTGCTATGTCTGGACATATTGCAGCATCTGCAAAAGTTTCCGAAAAATTTGAAACCGAATTTGCTATTTATGATTTAAATCAGTTTCTAAATGGACTGAAGTTATATGATAATCCACAATTAGAATTCTCAGATAATAACTATGTTTTAGTGAAGCAAGGTTCTCATACCATTAAATATTTTCTTACTGAACCCGAATTAATTTTTTCATCAGAAGATCGAGATATTATTCTTCCATCTAAAGATGTAAAGTTCCAAATTGAAGAACTTGAGTTTGATAAACTCATTCGATCTTCTGCTGTTTTAGGATTACCCGATCTTTCAATTATTGGTGAAGACGGAGTTATAAAACTCATTGTTAGGCAGAAGGAAAATGTAACTTCAAATAAAGTCTCAATTGAAGTTGGTGAGACTGATGAGGACTTTTCTTTAAATTTTAAGATTGAAAATTTAAAGATTATACCTGGATCATATGAAGTAATTATTTCTAGAGAGTTACTGGCGCAATTTACAAATAAAAATATAGATTTAACTTATTTTATTGGTCTTGAAAGTGATAGTTCCTTTACATCTTAATTTTATATTATGACTGAAAGAGCACAGAAAGTGATGAGTGAAATTTGGGATGCAAGAAATACTACTTGTGATACTGAACAAAAACTTGTAGCAACAATACTTCGGATTACAAGTGAAAATATAATTTTCTATAATACCCAGAATAATTTGGTAGTATTATGTAAAGAAGATTTATTAAATCTTGCTAATGAATTAGAGGAAATTTCTTGAATATATTCGTTGTCGATAAATGTCCCGCAAAGTCTGCTCAGCAACTACCTGATAGATATACCGTGAAGATGCCTGTAGAGACGGCACAAATGGTCTCCATCATATATTCTAAGTGGTACTATGATTGGGGAACTATTTCTAAGAAAGATGGTTCTCCATATAATACCAAAAAAGGTTCTCATAGAAATCATCCCTGCACCAAATGGGCTGCAGATAATCACTACAATCTTGCCTGGTTGATTGCACACGGAATACATTTATGCTTTGAGTACGAACATAGGTATCAGAAACGACACTCTTGTTTGAATACTATGGAAGAAGCAATGGTAATCTTTCATAATAATGCTAAGATTTCCATTGCCGAACATATCAATGTAAAAGAATTTGTTCGTGCTATGCCAGATGAATATAAACTTGATAATACTATTGATACCTTTACTGCTTATAAGATGTATGTTGCATCTAAACCTTGGGTGTGTGATAATTATCTTCGCCGTCCAGAAACTAAACCTGATTGGATTTAATTATGCGAAATGAATTCTTGTTCGTTGAAAAATACGCGCCAAAGAAAATTGAAGATTGTATTCTACCCAAAACACTAAAGGAGTTTTTTACTGATATTAGAAATTCTAAAGAAGTCCCTAATCTCATATTATCCGGACCTCCTGGGATTGGTAAGACCTCCACTATTAAGGCACTTGCAAATGAATTGGATATGGATTTTATGATGATTAATGGATCTGAGGAGGGTAGGTTCTTAGATACTATTAGAAATAAAGTTCAATCTTATGCTTCCACTGTATCTTTGATGAATACTGGAAAAAAAATTCTCCTGATTGATGAGGCTGATAATGTAACTCATGATTGTCAAATGGCACTTCGAGGTGCAATTGAAAAACTTCAAAAAAATTGTATTTTTATATTTACATGCAATTATAAAAACAAACTTGTACCACCTCTACATTCTAGATGTTCTATTTTAGATTTTACCATTCCACCAAAAGAGAAACCTAAACTTGCTACGGAATTTTACGAGAGAATTGTATATATTCTTAATTCTGAGACAATTGAATATGAGACTAAAGTTTTAGTAGAGTTAGTTCGTAAATATTTTCCAGATTTCCGTAGAACATTAAATGAATTACAACGATATTCCACTAAAGGAAAGTTGGATATCAGTTCAATTGCTTTAGTATCAAATGCAAATGTAGTGGAATTGGTTGGTCATTTAAAAAGTAAAAACTTCTCAGAAGTTCGTAAATGGGTTGTTCATAATTTAGATAATGATATAAGTAGAATATTTCGTCAGATTTATGAAGAACTCTATAACTCTGCAGTTCCCGATACACTTCCCTCTGGAATTTTAATATTATCAAAGTATCAGTATCAATCTTCATTTTGTATGGATCAAGAGATAAATCTTATTGCATGTCTGACTGAAATTATGTGTGAGGTTGAATTTAAATGAAATTTAACTATGAGAAATTGAAATATCCTTATGTGAAGACAACTCCAGAAAATGTAAAAGAGGCAAATGATGCACTTTTTACATCCAAGATGAACCTTCCAGAAGCAGCAAAACACTGTGGGATGACAAATAAGGAAATGAAACTAACTTTTTTTGAGTATCTAAAATACAATAAACCAGATTATGACTTATGAATTGAAGGATTGGATGAATTCAATCAATCAGACAAAGATTAACCTAATGGACGAAGACCCAGATTCAAAAAAAGATTATAAACCTTATATAATCAATCGATGTTTATCTGGAGAACTTGATTGTATAATGTATGTAAATGAAATGAATCTTAATAATTCTTTAGATAAAGACATGCAGTATTCATTTTATCTAAATAGTTTGAGGAAAAGGAAGAGGTATTCTCCCTGGATCTATAAAGATAAGATAGTAGATTTAGAATGTGTTAAGAATTACTATGGATATAGTAATGAAAAAGCATCTCAAGCATTGAAAATTTTATCAAAAGATCAAATTGATTACATAAAAACTAAACTTGATATCGGTGGAATGTGAAAATGACTAATGAACCCCAAGTACAATGGACACCATCTTTGATGGTTGAAGTTTTATTAAATGAACCTGATGATTTCTTAAAGGTTCGTGAAACTTTAACTCGTATTGGTGTAGTTTCTAGAAAGGAAAAGAAATTATACCAATCAGTACATATTTTACATAAACAAGGTAAATATTATCTTACTCATTTTAAGGAATTATTTGCTCTTGATGGTAAATTTGCCAATATTACAGTAAATGATATTCAGAGAAGGAACCGTATTACGCAACTCATATCCGATTGGGGATTGGTAACTATTGTATATCCTGAGCAGGTTGTGGATATTGCTCCTTTAAATCAAATAAAAGTTATTGCATTTCGTGAGAAGGGAGAATGGCAACTCGAATCTAAATATAATATAGGTAAAAAAAATAAGATTGAAGTTGAGGAGAAATAATTCGTAAAACCGAACAAAAAAGGGAGTATTCACTATACTCCCTTTTTTAATGAGTATTGATATATAATTATGGAAATGTCTATATGAATTTCCAATTATACCGATGCTTAAAGAGGTCAATTATGTCTATTGTCAAATATAACACTTCAAATATTGCGAAGTTTCTAGAGGATATTGATAAATTAACTATTGGAATGGAACCTTGGTTTGGTAGGTTCGATACTTTAAATTCCAATACAAACTATCCTCCTTATAATGTTTTAGATTTAGGTGACGGTCGCAAACGACTAGAATTAGCATTAGCTGGATTTTCTCGGACTGATGTTGAAGTCTATACTGAGAAGAATTTACTTACAGTTTCTGCAAAAAAAGAAGATAAACCTGATGATAACTATCATCATCAAGGATTAGCAAGACGAGCATTCACTAGGTCTTGGTCAATTTCAGATGATGTTAGGGTAGATGATGTTAAATTTATAGATGGATTATTAACAATTGATTTATCTACAATTGTTCCAGAGCATCAGAGGAAGAAAATTTATAATATTTTCTAAATAATATTGCTACCCCTCTAATTATTGTTGCCGCATAGGTCGTCCCTGGTCAAATCAGGATTGACGACCTATTTTTTTTGTGCTATAATAATAAAAATATTTTGAGGTTGATATGGTAGAAGGATTAGTTCTTACTGATGGGGTAGTATTGATTTCACAAGTAGTTCAAGTTGTAGTTGATTTTGGGGAACCTAATTGTAAATTAATTGATCCTTATGTAATTGATACTGAGACTTTATATTTGCAAAGATGGATGGGGGAAGTCACTGAACAGACATCATTTATGATGAGTTCAGATAATATATTAACAATATTTCAACCTAAACTTAGATTTGTAGATGAATATAGACAATTGAATGGTATCACAGAAGAATTAACTGAACCAGATGAAGTTGAAGATGATGAAGATGGAGACGGATATTGAAATTTTATACATCAGTATTCCAAAAATTTGATAAACTTTTAGTCCGGGGATATGAAGATGGAATAAAATTTAAAGATGAAGTGGAGTATTATCCAACATTATATGTTCCTAGCAAAAAAGTAAGTAAATATAAAACTCTAGATGATAAGAATGTAGAACCAATTAGACCTGGTACTATGAAAGAATGTAGGGAGTTTTATAAAAAATATAAAGATGTAGATGGATTTAATATCTATGGTATGGAGAATTATGCTCTACAATATATTTCAGACGAATACTTAGAGGATCAGATAATCTATGACATATCTAAAATTAAAATTGTAATAATTGATATTGAAGTTTGTTCTGAATATGGATTTCCTAATGTTTTTGATTGTGCTGAGGAGATGTTAGCAATCTCTTTGCAGGATTTTAATACCAAACACATAACTACTTTTGGAGTTAAACCTTATGAAAATGATAGGGATGATGTAACATACATCCTATGTAATGGTGAGGAGGATCTATTTAATAAATTTTTAGATTTTTGGGAAGCAGATTTTCCAGATATTGTAACTGGGTGGAATAACTCTCTATATGATATTCCATATATTATGGGAAGACTTAATAGAATTATGGGAGAACCTAATACTAGAAGACTTTCTCCATGGAAACATGTAAAGGTTAAAGAAGTTGAAATTACAGGTAGAACTTATATTCTAGGTGAAATTGCAGGGGTTGCGATTATAGATTATCTAGAAATTTATAATAAATTTACTTATGAGAATAGGGA